TAGTCCTATTATTCAGGAGTTATTTATTTTTCTTATATTTATTAGGAGTATATTTTTTATTTCTTTCTTTGGCTATTTCCATGCCAACTTTCATAGCATCTAATATACTTTGTATAGCTTCTGGTGTAGCGAGTTCACCATTTAGCATCAATCCTTCTGCATTCCCTAATTTTTCTTTTGTTTCATTTAATATTTTTTCTATTTCTTTTTCATCTTTTTTAGTTAATGATGGGACTTCTGTATTATCCATATTTCTAATGTCTGATTTCCCTAATAAAAAATCTATTGATACATTAAAATAATTAGCAAAAGCATTTAAGGCCCCTATTTCTGGTATTCGTTTATCATTTTCATATTGGGAGACAGCGGATTTGGTAAAACCATAATGATATTTTTTATTAAAGTCATCTATTAGTTCTTGTTGATTTAAACCCTTTTCTAATCTTAGCATTTTAAATCTTTTGCCAAATGTAGAAGACATATTTAAACACCTCTTTCATTACTATAATTTTAAAACAAATTAACACTAATAGAAACAAAGTTAACAGCAAAGGTATAATTTTTATAAAAATGTTTAAAATAAGTATTGACAGTTTTGTTTGTGTTAATTACAATAAGAGTATAAAGTTAACACGAACAAAACAAAGGAGGTGATTGTATGGCTAGTACTCAAATTCTCAAAGGATTAAGAGCACAAAATAATTTAACACAGCAAGATATGGCTAAATTAATTGATACATCAATACAAACTTACAATAGAAAAGAACTTGGCAAACGTGAGTTCAATCTTACGGAAGCTAAAAAAATAGCAGATTATTTTAAAAAAAGTGTAGATGAAATTTTTTTTACAGAAACGGTTAACATAAATAAAACTTTTTCTAATACTGCTTAATAATAGTTTATGTAGTTCTTTAAAAATTACATTAGTGAACAAAAGGGAGATGAGGAAATGGGGAACGAATTACAAGTTTTTAGATTCAAAGGTCAAGCAATAAATATTCTTACTAAAGAAGATGTTAATTTTGAGTTTGATGGAGATTTTCTTATTCATGGTAAACAGACAGTTCAAAATTTAGGCTATAGCGAAAATTCTAAACCATTAAGAGAACTAGAAGAAGATGAAAAATATTTAGTTAAGAATTCAGATGTGCTAAAACAGCACTACCGAAAATTAAATAATGCAGGAGAAATATTTATAACAGAAAGCGGACTTTATTCATTAGCATTTAATAGTAAATTGCAATCAGCTAAAGAATTTACTAAATGGGTTAAAAAAGAAATATTACCTTCTATAAGAAGACATGGAGCATATATGACAGAAAATGTTTTAGATGAAGTTATAAATAATCCTGATTTTGGAATTAAACTTCTTACAGAACTTAAGAAAGAAAAAGAAGAAAAGAAGAAGTTACAACTACAAAATAAACAGAAAGACCAGCTAATAGGAGAGTTAAAACCAAAAGCAGATTATACAGACAGAATACTTAAAAATAAAGGCTTAGTTACAACAACCCAAATAGCTAAGGATTATGGCATGAGTGCTCAAGAAATGAATAAGTTGCTTCATGATTTAAAAGTTCAATATAAACAAAGTGGCCAATGGCTCTTATATAGTAAGTATCACAACAAAGGATATACACATTCTGAAACAATAGATATTGTTAGAAGTGATGGAACACCAGATATAACTATGAATACTAAATGGACACAAAAGGGTAGATTATTCCTTTATAACTTACTTAAAAGTAAAAATGTATTACCAATAATAGAACAAACAGCTGAAAGTGAAATAGCCGTGGGGAGGGAAATATAGATGGATAAAAAAGAAGAAAATAAATATAATATTTATCCAACAGTATTAGAGTTTGAAAAAGATATAAAAGATGGCATTACTGAATCAACTGTAGCTAAAGAATTAGTTGATTCTAGAAACGCCATACATTTAAAAATAAATATCAACAGAAATGATTACACATTAGAAGATATTGAACATACACTTAAAGAACTTTTTCAGAAAGTCCTTCAATACTTTTATGAATAGATTCTAATGCATCAAATTCAGTTTTAATACAAGGTTTATCCATAATAACACTTTTTCTATGTGATAAATCAATTTCATAGTTATCAGTAAAAACTTTACCAAGTGTTTCATATGTAACAATTACACTAAAATTTTTATCTGGATAATTTCTAAAATCAAATAAGGATTTAACTGATTGACCGGGTGCTAAATAAATATTTTTGCACTCAGTAATTGGAGAAATTCCAATATTGGCTGAAGTTTTAGACCAATTTAATGGAGGATTTAATTTTATTGAAATTAATTTGCCAGAAGATTTACCAAAGTTTTTAATTATAAGAGAATAAAATAAGTCATTTTTAAATTTATCAATATAAAAAGTTATATAAGCTCTACTTTCTTCAAATCTAGCTATTTTTAGTTCTCTTAAGTTTCTATAAGTAAATATAACAACAATTATTGAAGTAAGTGAGGTTATGAAATCAAAGATAATAGACAAAAATTCCTTATTGTTGATAATAAAATTTAACATAAATATCACCACCTTTCAAGTGGTATTATTCAACAAAAATGTAAAAATTCCTTTAGGAGGTAACAGTATGGAAGATATAAAGGTATCTGTTACGCAAGAGAAAAGAGAGGAAACGATAGATAAGATATTAGATCTTGTAGAAAAAGAATTTAAAGGAATAGATGTTACAGCAGTATTCACTAAAAAGCTGTTAGAAGACACTGTAAGAACTTTAGAAAACAAATGTATGGAAACATCACTTAGATTTATAAATAAAGGGGTAAATGAGGGGCACTAAACCAATAGGAGGAAAATGAAATGTTAGAAAATATGAATGAGTTTAGATGTCCAAAATGCCAAAAATTATTATTTAAATACAAATTAAAAGGAGAACTAAATATAGAAATTAAGTGCACAAGATGTAGAACATTTACTAATACAGCACTAAATAAAAATAATTTTAACAAATAGGTACGATATTTCATAAACTGAATAATAACTAAGTAAAGAGAGGAGGAGAGCTATGGCTAAAATTAAAAAAATTATAGTGAACTATCCAGAAGATCCAAAAGTAATGAAAGAAATACAAGATGAAGCTATGAAAATATTAGCTCGAGCCTTAGTTAAAAAACATCCTCCAGAGGTTATTGAAGAAATTATAAAAAAATTAGAAGAGAGGTAGCAAAATTCATGGCAAAAGGTGCAGAAATAAAAAAAGTAACTATTAAAATTCCAGAAGATACAACAATAGAAGAAGTAGAAAGAAAAGCTTGTGCTGCTTATGCCAAGATTTTATCCGAGATGTATCCTCCAGAGATTATAGAGAAAATCATAGAAGGACTAGAAAAAGAATAACTATATAGATAAGCAAGGCTGAAAAGCCTTTTTAAAAAATTTTACTACAGCAAAAATGCATATACTTCTCTAGTTTATGTATATGCTAGAACTTCTTAAATAGTACCAAAAATAAATATTAGGAGGAAAAACAATGGCTAAATTATATGAGTTAACTCAAAATTATAACAATCTTTTGGAATTGGTAGACAATCCAGAAGTACCAGTAGAAATGCTAAAGGAAAGCTTAGATAACATAGGAGAGGAAATAAACACCAAACTAGAAAACGTGGCAAAGGTAATTAAATCTATAGAGATAGATGCTAAAGGTTTAAAAGAAGAAGAGAAGAGGTTAGCAGATAGAAGAAAGTCTCTAGAAAACAGAATAGTAAATTTAAAAGGGTATGCTGAAAATTCTATGAGAGCCACAGGCATTACAAAAATAAAAGGTAAGGTATTTACATTAGGTATACAGAAAAATACCCCTAGAGTTGAGATAACAGAAGAAGAAAGCATACCAGAAGAGTATTTTGAAATTGAAAAGAAGTTAGTTAAAAAAGATATATTAGCTGCACTTAAAGAAGGAAAAGAAGTTCCAGGGGTAGCTATAAAACAAACAGAAAGTTTAAGAATTAGATAGGAGGAATAAATAATGGAAAACCAATTAGAAACAGTTCAAAACAATCAAGTTACTAGTCTTATAGATAGTGTAGATATAAGCACTATACAGGGGACTATGCAAAAGATAGCAACATTTCAAGCAGTAATTCAAAAAAATTTAAAAGATGGTCACGATTTTGGAGTAGTGGCAGGAGCAGGAAGCAAACCAACACTTTTGAAACCAGGTGGAGAAAAAATATGTATGATGTTTGGACTTAATCCTGAGTATGAATTTTTAGAGAGAACAGAGGATTATAAAGATGGATTCTTTGCTTATAACATAAAATGCACTCTCTATAGGAATGGTAATCCGGTAAGCCAAGGAGTTGGAAATTGTAACAGTATGGAGAAGAAATACAGATACATTAATTCAGATACAGTGCCAGAAAATATAGATCCTAGTACAGTAGAAAAAATAACTACTAGGTATGGAACAGTTAAATATAAAATACCCAACCCACATATAGCAGATTTAGTTAATACTATTTTAAAGATGGCTAAAAAAAGAGCGTTTATAGATGCAGTGTTACAGGTAGCAAGCTTAAGTGATGTATTTACACAGGACCTAGAGGAAATGCAAGAGTTTTTACAACAAGAGCATGTACAAAATATTGATGAAAATAGTGCTAGGAACATTAAAATAAACTTTGGTAAAAATAAAGGCAAAACTTTAGGTCAGATAATGAAAGAAGCTCCTGACTATATAGATTGGCTTATGAAAAATGCAAAAGATCCAGTAATACAAAAAGCTTGCAAAATATTAGTAGACAAAGGATTAAGTAAAAAAGAAGACATAGCAGAAACAAAAGAAGAAGATCTGCCACCATTCCTACAAGACCAGGAGGTATAGCTATGAATAAAAGCGATAAAGAAGCATTAGTATATCGTTTGAATTGGGTTCTAAAATATGCGGAAGAAGGAAAAATAGAGCATCTAAAAAATGAAGTGCAAAGTATCATAAATGAGGTAGAACACTATGATTTAGTAGTTCCATTTTAGAAGTGAGGTGAGAGCGTGGATAATTCTTTTAAAACTTTAATACAAAGTATAAATGCACAACTGGCTGTACTAAATGAAAATGGATATTCAATATATGATATTGAGAATCCAGAATACTTTATAAGTAGTGTGAAATATGACAGCAACAGTGATGAAGTAGTATTTGAAACTATGGAAGATGAAAGCAAATAGGTGCTCTGCAAAGCACCCACTTGATTAATGTTTCTATAAAAATTGGATAAGAGCTCTGCAAAGCTCTTGTCCCTTAGTATAACACACATATCAATGGTTTCTCAATATAGTATATGGACAAAAGTAGAAAAATATACATGGGGGATGGAAGGAATGAAAAGAAGAGAGGTTTTATGGCAATTAGACAGTTTGATAGATAATAGCAAAAGCCTAATAACAAGTGATGGTGACTACAACTCAATATGGAAAGATGATATAAAAGCTTTAAAAATAGCAAAGAAGGCAGTAAGTAAAGAGTATAGATATAGATTCTTAGCTAACTTGGTTTTAGCAATAATAGTATTAATAATATTTGGGAGTTTTGTGGCAATGTCTTACTTTATGTATAAATAGAATAACAAAAGAAGGTGATATAATGGCAGTTTTTAGAGTTATTAAGGATAAAGAAAATCCTTATGTAATGTTAAATAAGTACTTTGTTTATGATGGTAGATTAAGTTTAAAAGCTAAAGGTTTAATGAGTTATTTTCTAAGTAGGCCAGATAATTGGGAGTTCTATAGTTCAGAGATAGAAAAAAATTGCAAAGATGGAGAAAAGGCTATAAGAACAGCAATAAAAGAACTTGAAACTAATGGGTATATAAGAAGATTACTTAAGAGAGATTCTAATGGAAAGTTAATTGGAGGATATGATTATACAATATATGAAATACCTCAAAACATAAAAAGTGATGAAACTACTTGTACAAAAGAAGAGCCGAAACGACAAAATGCCTATTCGGCGAAATGCCTATCTGGCGAAACGCCTATTAGGCAAAATGGCGGACTACTAAATAATGATATTAAACTAAATAAAGATATTAATAGTAGTAGTAATAGTAGTAAAGGAAACATGGAAGTATTTAAACACTTTGAAAAATGTAATTTTGGATTACTATCACCAATGATTATAGAAAAGATAGCAGCAGATGTAGAAATATATTCTAAGGAATGGGTTATGAAAGCAGCAGAAATATCAGATGAAGCAGGTGTGCATAGATATGACTATGTTAAAAGCATATTGGAAAGATGGAAAACTAATGGAGGAATTAAAGAAAAAAAGGAAGTGAAAGGTGATGCCAATAGAAGAAATTATAAAAAGAATACAGGAGAGAGCAAAAGCAAATGGGGAGGATACAAAGCACCAACTCCAAAACTTAAAGGAGAAACCGATACAACAGGACTTATATGATCCATTTGAAAAAGAGAAAAATAATTGTACAGAATGTGATGGTTCAGGATGGATTATGGAAGAAAGAGAAGATAGTCAGCCTATTTTTAAAATGTGTAAGTGCCAACAAGTTGAGAAAGCTAAAAGATTATGGAAAGCTTCAGGGATTAATCCAGAGCAGTTTAAACAAACTTTTGGAACTTATATTCCATATAACGATATAACTGAACTAGCTAAAAATACAGCAATTGAGTACTATAAAAATTTTGAAAATATAAAGGATTTAAAACGTAATAGCATAGCTTTTATAGGTCAAGTGGGTAGTGGTAAAACACATTTAAGTATAGCTTTAGCAGTAAATTTTTTAGAAATTAAGAAAATACCAGTAGTATATATGCCATATAGAGATGTGGTTACTAATATAAAACAAAATATGTTAGATAAAGAATATTACATTAAGCAACTAAGTAAATACCAGTTAGCAAAGGTCCTTTTAATAGATGATCTATTTAAAGGTAAGGTTACTGAATCAGATATAAACATTATGTTTGAAATTATAAATTACAGGTATCTTAATTATTTACCAATAATAGTTAGTTCTGAATTTACTGCAGATACGCTTTTAAATTTTGATGAGGGTGTTGGAAGTAGAATAATTGAAATGGCAAAGGATTATACAGTAGAGATTACAGGAAAAGAAAATAATTATAGATTAAGAGCATAAGGGGGATAAAAAATATGTGGATTAGAAGTAAATGTAAAGATGTTTTAGTACATTGTGAAAATATAGAGGTTGATGGAGTAAGTGTATACGGTGGTCATTACTTTTTAGGAGAATATGATACAGAGCAAAGAGCAATGGAAGTACTAGACATGATAGAGGATAGGGTTATTAAAGGAAATAAGTTTGATGATATATACAATGGGAAAAGAACAACTAGGGATTTTGTATTTCAAATGCCACAGGAATAGGAGGTTTAAGGATGCATAATCAAGAGATTATAGAAAAAATAAAAATACAATATAAAAAAGGATTTACACAAAAACAGGTTGGAGAAAAATTAAATATCACTCAGAGCAAAGTATCGTATTTGATGAAAAAATACAATATAAAATCAAGAAATAGTGTATGGACACAAGAAGAGGAAGAATATTTACAGAGACGTTATGGTAAGACAACACTTAAAAGAATAGCTAAAAAACTTGGCAGAAGTGAAACTGCTGTAGAAATTAAGGCTGGAAGATTAGGACTTTCTAGTGCATTAGAAGCTACAGGAGAATTAACAGCAGCAGAAATTGCAAATGTGTTTAAAATAGATGCTCATGTAGTTGTTGATAGATGGATAAAAGATAGGGAATTAAAAGCACAATATAAGGCAGTTAAATTCACAAGAAAGTTTTGGAGAATAAAAATAGAAGATTTTTGGAGATGGGCTGAGGAGAATAAAGAAATAATTAATTTTTTTAAGTTAGAAAGAAATGTATTAGGTAAAGAACCTAGTTGGGTAGACATAGAAAGGAAAAAAGATTTCAAAGAAAAGCCTAAAAGACAACATCAATTTTGGAATGAATTAGAGGATAGAAAATTAAAAAACTTATGGAAAAGTTCAAAAAGTATAAAAGAAATAGCAGAAATTTTAAATAGGAGTTCAAGTAGTGTTAGACATAGATCAAAAAGATTAGGTTTAAAACCTAATAAAAAGGTGAATATACCTTGGACTAATGAAGAAGTAAATACAGTGATAAGAATGAAAAAGAATGGAGCATTAGATAAAGAGATAGCATGGGAGTTAGGAAGAAGTACAGGGAATATATCTTGGAAGAGAAAAGAGCTTATAAAGCAAGGAAAATTAAATTGGCAATATAGAAGAATGGAGGCTTAAGATGATAACTGTATTAGTTAAAGAAATAGAGAAAGAAACACAAACATTGAAAGAAGAAAATACAATTTTAAAGTTCCTTCTAAAGGAATGTGTAAAGAAAAGTATGGACTATAAGGAATTATTACAAGAAAGCTTGGAATTATTGGACAAGTATCAGGAAGAAGTATCAAATTTAAAGATAAGAGCTAATATGTGGGCAGATGAAGTAGCCAAGCAGTATTTTATAACTGAAGATTTAGACAAGGCTTTAAGAGCAGTAGGAAAAGAAATAATGTTATATGAATTAAATAAAAATAAGGGAGAGATGTAACTATGAAAAATACAGGAATAGTAAGAAAGATAGATTCATTAGGAAGAATAGTTTTACCAAAGGAGCTTAGAAAGGCTTTAAACATTAAAGACAATGAAACACCATTAGAAATTTACACAGAAGGAGAAGAAATAATTCTAAAAAAATATGAACCAGCGTGTATATTTTGTGGAGAAGCTAAAGAGGTTATAAACTTCAAAGGTAAAAATATTTGTAAAATCTGTTTAAAGGAGTTAGGCAAATAGTGAGTATTGAAGATTATGTGAATTTAAAAATTAAAGAAATGGTAAATGATGCACATAGAAATGCAATAGATCATGGGTTTTGGGAAGAAGAACAGAATATAATAACTAAAATGTGTGTAAAAGAATTTGAAGATGAGGAAATTAAAGCCGTAAAAAGAGCATTTATGTGTCAAAGATTAATGCTTATAGTGAGTGAAGTATCAGAAGCAGTTAATGCATTAAGAAAAGATGATAAAGAAAATTATGCCGAAGAGCTTGCAGATATAATTTTAAGAACGTCTGATACTTCGTTAGGAGATACAGTTGATATTGAAAAAGAGATTAAAAAGAAAATGAAAAAGAATAGGAGTAGACCATATAAGCATGGTAAAGTATTTTAGATAACTAAATACTGTAGGTATAGGCTAACTATGGGCATATTTATACCTATAGTGTATGAGTATAATAAAACACTAATACATAAAGGAGAACAATGTTATGGAAAAAATGATTAACTTAGAAACTTTTGCTGATGGAGCATTAGCAGAAAAGGTAAATATGGCATTAAAGGAGGTGTTAACAAATATAACTGATCCAAATACATCATGGAAGACTAAAAGAAAATTAACACTAGACATAACATTTAGTGCTGGGGAAGATAGAGAGTTAGCAATGCTAGATATAGTTGCAAAGACTAAATTAGCACCAGCTAAACCATTAAATAGCAAGATAGTCATAGGAACAGATGGAAAAGGTGGAATTTTAGCCAGTGAGTTTAAGAATCAAATTCCAGGACAAAGCACTATGAGAGTTGATGAAGAAACTGGAGAAGTGCTAACTACTGCAGAAGAAAAAGAAGTAGATCTTAAAGGAATCAAATTAGTAAAATAATAAAAATAAAATTGGAGGAATGAAAAATGATAAACAGAGAAGCTTTAGAATACTTAGTAAATTTAGGAGAGAAAAGGGACCCAATTATTCAACTAGATCAAGGAACTTTTTCAACAAAAGGATTAGATAGGGTTACAGGACCATTAGCAGATACATTAACAGTATCAACACTTACAGGATTAGTGGATTATATAAAGGCCAATATTGATATATTGCCAGAGCAGCTATTAGTTCAAGTTAAATCATATGATGAAGTTAGATTATATAGTCCTTTAAATCCAGATAGAGAACGTGAAGAGTATATAAGAGCAGAGGCTATTTTACCAAACAACATTTATTATGACAGATTTATAGGCACAGAAGAATTTAACATTATGCTTCAAAGTTCATTTGTAGATATAGGAGATAAAGAGGTCCTATTAAAATATACAGGTTTAATAAAAGATGAAGCAGTAAAAAGCACAGGTGATGATGGTGTATCTCAAGCAGTAACAATTAAAACTGGTGTAGCAAGTGTAGGACAAGCAGTAGTGCCTAATCCAGTAACATTAGCACCATATAGAACATTCCCAGAAATTGAACAACCTTTAAGTAAGTTTATATTCAGAATGCAACAAGGACCTAAAGCAGCATTATATGAAGCTGATGGCGGGGCTTGGAGAAATCAAGCAATGCAAAGTATAAAAGCATACCTACAAGAAGAATTAAAAGGAATACAAAACATTAATATAATATCTTAACAAATATGGACAGGCAGTAATAAATAAACTTACTGCTTGTCCTATAAACAAAGGGGATGAAAATTTGGAAGAATATAAACATTGTGAGGTGTGCGGTAGGTTATATCCAGAGAAACACCATATCGTTTTTAAAAGCCAAGGAGGACTAGATTTCCTTTTAAACTTTAAATATTTATGTGTAGAACATCATAAGGGGAAAAACTCCCCACATATGTGTAAAAAAATAGACCTGAAGTATAAGAAAGAACTCCAAGCCAAATTAAAAAATGAATTAATCCAAGATTATTATACAGAAAATGAACTAATTAAGATACTAGAACTTAATAGAAGACAAGTTAAAAAGATGTGTAGAAAATTTTTATTATACAAGGAAGGACATAAAACAGAAGATATTATAAGAAGGCTAATGGGCAGTAAATTGTATTAAAAGGGCGGTGCTGAAATGTCTAATAGGGAGAGAGCTAATAAAACTTATATATTACTTCAGCAAAGAAAGAGAAATAAGAAAAGAAGAAAAGAACAGGATTATATGTTACACGCAATGGAGAACCTGGATAGAACCTACAAGAAAAATTATAAAGGCTTAAAAAGGAGAGGTCAAATTTGAGGTGGACAGAGGAACAGTATCAGGATTACCTCAAAAATAGGGGTCAGAAAGTAGAAAAACCTAAGATTAAGAAAAAACAAAAATATAAAAATAAAGGTACCTGGATAGATGGAGTATTTTTCAGAAGTCAATTAGAAGCTAAAAGGTATTGCCAACTTAAATTATTATTTCATGCAGGAGAGATAGCAGGGTTTGTGTTACAACCACAATTTGTATTACAGGAAGGTAACGGAGAGAATAGAGCAATTACTTATAGTGCAGACTTCTTAGTTTTAAATAAAGATGGAACATATATAGTTGAAGACACTAAAGGTTATGAAAGCGAGCAATGGAAAAGAACATACAAACAATTTAAGCTTAGATATCCTGGAATAGATTTAAAGATACTAAAGGAAGTGTAGATATGACACCAATAGAAATAATGCAAAAGATAGAAACATGCCAACAGGCACTAACTAGAGGTAATACAGAATTAAAAACTTTAGGAGTAAAGAAAGCAAGAGCAGAGCATGACTATAAAGTAGCTCTTAGAAAAGAAATGCTTAAGTTAAGAAATATAGACAAGTATCCAAGCAATATGATAAATGACTTATCTAAAGGTAATGATAAAGTTGCAGAATTAAGGTTACAAAGGGATATAGCAGAGAGTTCATATTATACAGCAATAAGTGCTATGGATAATTTAAGGTTAGAGATTGAAACTCTTAGATCATTACTAACATGGCTAAGAACAGAGCTTAAGAATACGTAATGTGAAATAATTACGCACTTTAAAGGGAGGAGAAAAAAATTGAAAGAAAAACTTACAAAAGTTTGGCAACTATGTGAAACTAAACAGTTAGCTGAGATGTTTGAGAAATATATGAAAAGTATCGGAGTAAGAAAATATGATGGAAGAAGAAAAGATAATAACAATACTTATATGACAGATGGTAACTGTACTAGATGGAATAGGGTTCAATGTTATTATCATAAGGATTCAGTTAAATATTCAAAGGAAAATCTTGTAATTGTGCTAAGGAAAAGAGCTGGAAACTATTTTATTATTGAGAGAAAAGGAATAAGAGCTTTTGAAGTTGATCATAGCGGTATAAGTTGCTATGAAGAAAATCTATTAAATGAAATTATGAAAGAACATAAGCCTTTATTCGATTCACTAATAAAATTAGTTGGTTAGTCACAATACAAAGATTATATCCATGAGTGAATTTATTATGTAGGAAGGAGAATACAATGAAAATTTTATATGAATGGGTAATAACAACTAAACCACTTAGGATTAAAAAAGAAACAATTAAGAATGTAAAAGAAAAAAGAGATGGAAGTATTATGGATAAAGGGGATTATTGTACTTATGGCTTTAAAGAAAATTTAGGAAAATATAAAATCAATACCTCATATAATAACTCTTCTAAAATTGATTGGATTCAATATATAAGTTTAAAAGATGATTTTGATTTAGAAAAGGTAAAAGAAATTTTATTGAAAGAAATAGATGAAAATATGAAAGAGCTTCAGATAAAAGAGGATAAAATAAAAGAATTAAAAATTGATTAAAGTCGCATTCCAAATATAGGAGGGATAAGATGTTAATTCATTGTGAAAATAGCAATTGCAAACATTATTTTGAAGATAGTTGTATGAAGAATATGAACAAAGAAATGATTAGTATAGATAACACTGGAAGATGTGTAGATTTTGAAAAAGGTGTAAATGAGATTTATTCAGAAATAGACAATAGTAAAAGGTGTGTTTTAACCAAAGAGGAAGTTTTAAAAATGCTTCCAGATAAGGATTATATTCATACTTTCAGAGATAGTGCTATATCACTTATTGGGGCTGATTGGAGTAAAAAAGAAATATTAAAAGCCATAGAAAATTATGAGTTTGAGCTAACTGGACAACAGGCAACAAGTATGGGGCATGGAATAGCTTTTCAGGATAATAATGGTTGGGTGTTTGTTGAAACCAAGTAATTCATAATGCAAATATTTAATATAAAGGAGTGGAATTTATGTTTATATTAAAGTTTAGCAATCAAGATTGTTGGATAGCTCCATGGGAAGGTGATCCAGGAAGAACACTTATAAGAGATAGTGCAAGAGAATTTAAAAGTAAAGCTGCAGCAGAAAAGTTTGCTAATAAAATTATAAAAACAAATAGTTATAGAAAATTTAGCTTAGTAGTTGAACCTAAATAGTCACAATTCAAAGATAAGGTTCAGGATCATAAATAAAATTTAAAAATGCCTTTAATGGCAATATAGGGAGGTATTTATATGTACAGTTCAAGTGCAAAGAATGAAGTTGTAATTAAATTAGTAGGCAAGCTGTCTATGGAATTTGAGGGAATAGACCAGTTAAAGGTTAGAAGCATAGTAGAGGAAGTTTTATATAAATACAGTATATTGCCAGAGGAGACAGGCCTTATAAGTAGCGATATAGAAGAAAAACTACAAATATACTTAGCATCTAAGAAATTGGATGGCTTAAGTATAGAAACATTAAAAAATTATAGATATAACTTAATAATATTTGCAGATTATTTAAGAAAACCTTTAGCGTCTATAGAAACAATGGATCTAAGGATGTTCCTAGCAGCTAGATGTAAGAATATGAAGCAAAGTAGCGTTAACGGACAAATATCCATTCTAAAAAGTTTCTTTGGCTGGCTTACTGATGAAGAGTATATACCTAAAAATCCAGCTAAAAAATTGAAACAAACAAAGGAGCCTAAAAGAGTTAGGAAGCCATTAACAGAAGAAGAGGCTGAATTATTAAGAGAAGCTTGTGAAACGGACAGACAAAAGGCATTGACAGAGTTCTTAATATCTACAGGATGCAGACTGGATGAAGTTTTTAAAGTAAATAAAGATGATATTAATTGGCACGAAATGAGCCTATTTGTAGTTGGTAAAGGAGATAAGGAACGAAAAGTTTATTTCAATACAAAAGCCAAAATTTTATTAAAAAAATATTTATTTTCAAGAGAAGATGATGATCCAGCATTATTCGTTACATCCAAAAGACCTTATCATAGATTAGGGAAAAGGAGTATTCAAAGAGAATTTAAAAAGATAGCCAATATGGCAGGAATAGAAAAGTCAATACATCCTCATTTGTTTAGGCACTCCTTTGCAACCTACAAGATTAATAGTGGTATGCCAATGCCAGTTATACAGCACTTAATGGGTCACGAGAGCCCAGCAACTACTCAAATTTACGCCCAACTATCAGAAGAAAATGTCAAATATGAATATAAGAAAATATCATAAAAGGAGGTTCAGAGTGATTAAAAAGATTAATAAAACAGCAAAAATAAAATATATATCAGTAAAAAAATCAAAATGCTACAACAAAGAATTAAAATTATCCTATAAGCAACTAGAAACAATAGTAGAGATGGGACAAGATTAATTAAGGATACTAGAAGAAAAGATTAAAGAGATAGATGAAAATAAAAGCTATAAATTAGCATTATATAATTATAAAAAAGAAGAAATATTAGAAATAGTAAATTATATAGCACAGAATATAGGATACTGTAAAGAAGGCAAGATTAAAAAGAAAGATGATGTAGGATTAGACCCACTTAGTGTAGCAAGTATTTTAAATAAGGATAAGTAAAACAAATTAAATAGGTGTAGGGATTAAACTATGTATTTCTACACCTTAACTGTATTAGTGTAATAAAACAATAGTATAAAGGAGGGTTAATCATGGAGGCATGGAGAGAAAAATTGGACAAGTTCTTAGATGGAGATTTAAAACTATTTGAGGAAGACTACAAGATTACTTATCCATGCGTTTTGAAGAAAGGCAGAAAAAGAATAAAAGCAAAGATAGATTTTCAACATGGGATAGTCTACAACCTAAAGGGGAAAGAAATTAGGAAGGTGAAGGCGATATGAGAGAGATTAAATTTAGAGCATGGGATAAAGAATTTAAGAAATGGAGCAAAATGGCTTTAGAATATGAAATAAAAGATATTAATTATTATACTGATTATGAATGGTGCCAATATACAGGCTTAAAAGATATAAAAGGAAAAGAAATTTATGAGGGAGATATATTACACATAGAAATAAAAGATAAAACAATAAAAAATAAAGTTATAGCAAGTAGTAATGAAGTTGTAGAATATAAAGATTGTAAATTTGGTGTTGTGTGGGGATGGCATAGAGATTTTATAGGATTAGATGGATTTTATAATGTAACTTTTCAAGTCGTAGGGAATGTATATGAAGATCCAAAACTATTACAGGAGGAGAAGTATGAATAAAGAGGAACTAAAGCAATTAAGATATATAAAAAGTGAAATAGAAGCAATTAAAAAGCAACTTTCAGATTTAGATTATACAGTTGCAACTGACAAAGTAAGAGGATCTAGTTGTCATTTTCCTTATGTGCAAAGAAGTTTTACTATCACTGGTGTGGATTACGAAGAATATAACAGGAAGGCAGAAAGATTGCGAAGAAAATTAAATAAAAGAATAAAAGAGCTTATAGATTTAGTTGAAAAAACAAATGAATTTATAGAAGATATAGAGGATAGTATAACAAGGCAGATTATAAGTTTAAGATATATAAATGGACTAACATGGGAGGATGTAGCAAATAGTATAGGCGGGAATAATACTGCGGATAGTGTAAGGATGTTATGTAATAGATTTTTAGATAAACTTTAAACATGTTCGCCATGTTCGGTTTAAACATGATAATATGATATTAAGCAAAAATATATAAAGCAGGGTCTTATCGTACAAGGTAACTGCTAAAATAAAAAATATATAATATATTGTGTTATATGTACTAAAAGCACTTAACTATAAGGTGGGATAGGTGATTCGCTCCCCACTAGAGGTTAGGTGCTTTTTACATACCTGGATAAGTTCAGGAGATTATATTCATATACATAGGAGAGTAAATTATGAAACTAAATAAAAAAGAGTACTGCAAGACTTTTAAAAGAGGTAGTAATGGATTTTGTAAGCATTACATGGGATGCAAAGTAGATTTAGTTAGTTGTGCAAATGAATGTGAGGTAGGTGGGATAGGTGAGGATAGAAAAGATATTAAAAACACAGCAACCGAGCACACATAAGCAATTAAATAAAAATAGAAAACAGAATAAGAAAAAACATAGGAGAGGTAAGAAAGAGGACCTCTCCTTTTCTGATGTTATGGATTTGATGCAGCAGGACAGTTATTACAGGGGTAGAGGTGGGAGAATAAAGCAAAGAACATGGGGAAAATAGAGTAAGTTACTTAAATATAATTATGTAAAGTAAAATTAAAAGTAAACTAAATAACATAGAACAACATTTTAAAATCACCTAAAAATAGACAATATAAATAGAGGTAAATCTCCTTAAATGTAGAAATATCTACATTAAAAGGAGAGATAATTATGAATGAAATGATGAAAAAAGGATTATATTTAGTTGCAAGTACAGGAATTAAAGAAATTACTAAAGAAATTACTAATATATATATTAAACCTAAAATCGAATGTAATTTTAAAAGTTTAAAATTACATAAGAGATTTGATTTAATAGAGAATAATTTTAATGAATATATGGAAAGAATGTATAATAATTATTTATATATGAATACTATAGTATTTAAAAATCAGCAAAAGACAATAAATGATTTATATATACCATTAACAGTTGTACAATCTAAAACAATACGAAATTCTCATAGATGTGAAATATGTATTAATGAATATAGGGATAAATTTATACCTACATATAAGAAAGTTTTATTAGTGGATAATGCTGGAATGGGGAAATCAACAATAATAAAATATTTATATTTAAGTGCAATAACATATAAAAAAGGAATACCAATATTAATAGAGTTAAGAAGATTGGATAGGAGTACTTCTATAGTTGACTTTATTATGAATGAAATTAATAACATAAGAGATTGCTTAAACAAAGAAGATTTCTTTAATTTAGTAGAAAGGGGCGATTTTATATTTTTCTTTGATGGATACGATGAAATTACAGAAGAGTCAAAACAGAAAGTTACTGAAAATTTACAAGAATTTATTTATAAAACTTCAAATAATATGTTTATAATATCATCTAGGGATGAAAGTGAACTTAGTTGTTTTGGAGATTTTCAAAGATTTGATATAAAGCCTTTAGAAAAAGAGGAAGCATATGCATTAATTCGTAAATATGATAATGATGGAGAACTATCAAAGGAACTTATAGAGAAACTTGAAAATGAAAAAAATCTAAAGATAATTGATGAATTTTTAGTGAATCCGTTAATGGTTTCATTGTTATATAAAGCATTTGAATATAAAAGAACAGTTCCATATAAAAAGCATATATTTTATAGACAAGTGTATGATGCTTTATTTCAAGATCATGATAAGTCTAAAGGTGGAGCATATGTTCATCCTAAAAAAAGCAGATTAGATATAGATGATTTTCATAGAGTTCTAAGAACTATAGGATTTATAACATTAGTTAAAGGTATTACTTATTCAAAAGAGGAATTTACCAATATTATAAAAAAAGCTAAAGAAATTGCTATAGGAACTGAATTTAAAGAAAGTGATTTTATAAATGATGTTATATATTCGGTACCTATTTTTGTAAAAGAAGGTATTGAATATAGATGGTTACATAAATCATTTCAAGAATACTTTGCAGCTAGTTATATCTGCTTTGATTCAAAAGAAAAGCAAGGCAAATATTTATTGCAAATGATAAGTAAAGAAAAAATACAAAAATATTATAATGTTTTAGATTTTTGTTATGATATGGATTATAAGCAGTTTAGAAGAATAGCTATTTATAATGTCATAAATGACTATATAAATTATTATAATAATGCTTATACAAGTGATAAGTTTAAAAATTATAATCCAAGATTTTTAGATACTAGAAAGAGTATTATGTATGTTTATAAAGATATTAAGATAGAAAATTTTTTTGGCGGCTATAAAAAAACATCTTCAGAATATAAAGCAACCATTGGAATTGTAAATGATGAAAATCTTAATAGTGGGACAGCTATTAGTTTTAAGTATGATTATACAAATAGTTTGTTGAAGCTATTATTAAGTAAACAATCACGAATTATAAATCAAATTTATGAAAGAAAAATTATTATACCTGAGTTTATAAAGAATAAAAATGAAAAATATATTATAGATGAAAATCCTAAAAGTATATTAAATAAAAATGAGAAAAATTTTAATTTAACTACCGAGTTTTTATATAATATAAGTTGTTTATTACATACAAACTTTGAAACTAATCAGCTAATATTTGATTATGATGAATGTGTAAAGTTAAAAGACAAGATAGAAGATGAAATTAAGAGTGAAGAAGAAGAAATATTGCTATAGATATTTTAATAAATTAAGCAGTTAAGAATAGAATTAGGTTATCTTACAAAACAAAAATTAGTAGCATAAATGTTATAAAAAGAAGGAAAACCTCCTAAAATGTAGAATATAGTCCTTGATAAGGAAAAATTTACAACATTATTTTTAGGAGGAGAAGGTAAATGAGTTCTATAGGAGTTTCTGTTTATGCATTAAGTATGATGAATAAACAAACAAATGAAGAAATTAATCTAAATGATGTAAAAGGAGAAAATTTAATTGATATATTTATAAATTTTATGGATGATAATAATGAATTGTATACAAATAAAAAATCTATGGAAAAAATTTTCAAAACAGAAGATTATGAAGATAATACTTATGAAAAGGATAATTTGGAGTTATTTAGATATTCAATAGGAAGATTAAAGACAGGTGCATATGGATATTCAGCTGAAATAGTAGATGCAAATACTGGAGATATTAATTATAATAGAGGTATAGCTGATGCAGAGGTTATGCCCTTCTTTTTTTATTTATGTGTCTCAACTTCAGAAACTAATAGAGGAATACTATTACTTGAGACTAAGGGTATTTATGGAGTAAAAACTATATTTTATAAATGCTTTCAAGAATATTTAAATACAAATTATAAAGATATTAAATTAAGCATAAGAACTATTACTCCTATAACATATGTAGATAAATATTTAAGGCATGGAATATTACAAAAAATAAGATTTATAAGATATAATGTACCACATGATACACTTAGACAGTTAGGGATGAATAATGGAACAGAGCAAGTTTATGATGAATATATAATTCATAAACCACTTGGATTTTTAGATGAAAGAAGATTAACTATAAGGGAATGCATATTAGGTCAAAGTTCTATTAATAATGTAATAGAAATAGATGGATTTGAATATGAAAATATTAAATTAGAATTTAAATTTGGGGGCAAGAATAAAACCATTAATTTAAGTAATATAGAAAATATTAGTGTAAATGAAGATATAACAAATAAAGTTACTCTGGAAAATGGGCATCCTACAAAGCAAAGTATCACACCAGTACTAGAAAATATAGCTGTAGACTACTTAAATGAAATGGGGTTAATATAAGTAGGTGAAAATTGATGAAAATATTAATAAATCCTATATTTTTATTAGGAATATGTTTTTTAATATTAATTATTGTTAAATTAATATTTAAACTAGATTATATGGGAAATTTAGAAATTATTCGCTATCATATTAATAATTTTCGTAGTAAAAATAACAATAAATTATTGAAAATTCCCTTTTTTATATATTTTATTTTACCATTAATACTTGCTGTTGCAGTTTCTAGGATAAAAGTACCAGATAAAGATATAGTAGAAAATATAACAGTTGTACTTTCAATATTAACATCAATGCTATTTACAATTCTTACTCTATTAATTGATTTTAAGGGAAAACTGGAAGAGCGAACTAATAGCAATGGACCTAAAGTTATTCGTCTGAAAAACTTAATTAGAGAAATATATTACACAATTATGTTTGAAATAATTGTGTCAGTATTACTATTATTATTAACGTTTATATTTATGATGACAAATCAAGCAAGTTATATAATAAGTGTTATTATATATTATTTATTATTTTTATTTATTTTTAATTTGCTAATAGTTCTAAACAGGATTTTTAAAATATATGAAGAGATTTTAAAGTAAATAATAAAAGTTTGTAATAAATATATAATCTTATAAGCTAAGAGCTCTTAAATAGGGCTCTTTTTTATATACAAAACAAACAAAGCAACTAGCAACGAGGTGGTGGTATGGAAAATATAAGAGGACCAGATTGGAACTTAATTAAAGAAGAATATTTAAAGCTGAATGGTAATGTAAAACTCAAAGAGTTTGCAGAGAAATATGGTGTTAAATATTCTACTTTAAGAAGTAGAAAGAATAGAGAAAACTGGGATAGTGAAATAAATAAAAATGTTGCAACAAAGAGTGCAACGCAACAAAAGAATGTTGCAACAGAAAATAAGAATAAAAATAATAATAAACAGCCTATTGCAGAAGAAGTAAAAGAGGTATTAGAAAATACTGAACTTACTGATAAGCAAAGGCTCTTTTGTATTTACTATATAAAAAGCTTTAATGCTACTCAATCAGCTATTAAGGCAGGGTATGCTCCAGATAGTGCTCATGTAGAAGGTAGTAGACTGCTAAGAAATGTTAAGGTAAAAGCTTATATTAGAGAGCTCAAAGGAAAAATGACAGAAGAAATATTTATAGATGCTATGGATGTATTGAATAAGTATATAAAGATAGCATTTGCAGATATAACAGATTACCTAACATTTGGGCAAAAGGAAGTTACTGTTATGGGGCCATTTGGGCCTGTTAAAGATGAAGAAGGTAATGAACTTACTAAGGTAGTAAACTATGTTGACTTTAAAGAAAGTAATATAGTAGATGGCACAATAATAAATGAAGTAAAGCAAGGTAAAGATGGAGTATCTATTAAATTTGAGGATAGGATGAAAGCCCTAGATAAGCTATCTCAATACTTTGACTTATTCCCTGATAAATTTAAGAGAAAGATAGAAGATGAAAAAGTTAAACAAGCTAGAGAAAAACTAGAATTAGAAAAATCAAAAGTTAATGGTGATGAAACCGAGGTTGAAGATGATGGATTCTTAGATGCACTAAATGGCAGAGCTGCTGAGGTATGGAAGAATGAGTAAGAAAAAGAAAAAAGAAAAGGCCTTTAAGTTTAAATCTTTTTCAGACAAACAAGTTCAAGTTCTTACTTGGTGGACTGAGACATCACCAGTAAAAGAGAATGATGCAATAATTGCAGATGGCTCAGTAAGAGCGGGTAAAACTATAGTAATGTCATTATCTTTTGTGATGTGGGTCAACACAACTTTTAACGGTGAAAATTTTGCTTTATGTGGTAAAACAATTGGGTCTTTAAGAAGAAATGTTGTAAAACCACTTAAAAGAATCTTAAAAGGGAGAGGATATAAGTGTAAAGACCATAGAGCATCTAATGAAAATTATCTTACTATATCTAAAAACGGTAAAAGTAATGATTTTTATTTGTTTGGTGGTAAAGATGAAGGTTCACAGGATCTAATACAAGGTATAACATTAGCAGGCGTTTTATTTGATGAAGTTGCATTAATGCCACAAAGTTTTGTTAATCAAGCTACTGCAAGATGTTCAGTAGAAGGAGCTAAGATGTGGTTTAACTGTAACCCAGATGGACCATATCACTGGTTTAAGATTGAATATTTAGATAAGCTAAAGGAAAAGAACGCTGTGCATTTACATTTCACTATGGATGACAATTTATCTTTGAGTGAAAAAGTAAAAGAAAGATACAAAAGAATGTACTCAGGTATATTCTATAAACGTTATATCTTAGGTTTATGGTGTTTAGCTGAAGGCATTATATATGACATGTTCAATGAGGACTTTCATAAGGTTAAAACAATATCTAGAAAGTATGACAAATATTATGTGTCAATAGACTATGGTACTCAAAATGCTACTGTATTTCTTTTATGGGGATTATGTAATGGCAAATGGTACATTATAAAAGAATACTATTACAGTGGTAGAGATACAAGCTTACAAAAATCAGATGTTCAATACTCCAAGGAGTTAAAGAAATTTTTAGGAGATATAGTTCCAGTAAAAATAATAGTGGATCCAAGTGCAGCAAGTTTTATAAAACAATTAAGAGATGATGGATTTAAGAACATATTAAAAGCTAAGAATGATGTATTAGATGGGATAAGAACTGTTGCTAGTGCTTTAAGTATTGGTTTATTTTATGTTAATGATATATGTAAGGAAACATTAAAAGAGTTTAGCTCTTATGTGTGGGATGCTAAAAAACTAGACCATGGAGTAGAAGAGGTATTAAAAGAAAATGATCACTGCATGGATGCATTAAGATATTTTATATATACAGTTCTTAGACATGATATTGAAGAAGGATATGATGAAGAAGTATACAAAAAAGGAAAAGGTGTTGTTAAGAAGACAACTACTGATCCATACGGAAGGAAAGGAGGTACAGTATTTTAGTGGAAAAACAAGCAAGAACTATAAGAGATACATTATTAAAGTTACCGGATAATGAAATAGCTGAAAGAAAACGTGTATTTACTGATTACTATTATTACAAAGGAAAATCTATAGACTTAGAAAAAGCAAAACAAAATCCAGCACTATATGGTCAGAATTGGCCAGTAGATGATAATGTTGATTATAGCCCCACACAAGATATAAGAAATAAAGTTAAGCCACTTCTTAAGAAACAAGCTAGATGGATGTTTGGTAAGAAGCCAACATTGATATTTAAGGCAGATGATTTAAAGGATAAAGAGCAGTGTGAAGAACTAAGAAAATTTATAGAAGATGTATTTGAAAACAATAATTTCTGGAACAATACTAGGAAAGCATTCTTAGAAGCTACTATTAAAAAGAGAGTACTTCTAAGAGCAGAAGCTAATCCAGGAGAACCAATTGTAATTAAGTATGAGAGTATAGAAAATTTTTATTATAAAGAGAAGAATGGAAGGCTACTAAAAGCTATTTTCTTTGAAGAAGATGAAATGAATGTCTATAAAGAAGAAGATAAGGACAAAATTTATTACTTACATACTTATTATTACAAAATGGATAAAACAATTGGTACACCTCAAGCTTGGTATAGAAAAGAAATTTACAAGAATACAGATTTAATAGAAAAAATTGAACATGACACAGGATTTTCTACTATACCATGTTGGTTAATCCGTAATGGTGGTGAACTAAACAACACATTCGGTGAAAGTGATATTACAGATTTAAGAGATGCACAAAATCAATATAATAAAAGAAATAGTGACTTTGCGGATGCTTTAAGATTTCAAATGTTTGGCTCTGAAAGTATAATTGATGGTAATGAAGATGATGTAAATAGATTAACTATAGCTCCTAATGCAGTACATGCAATAAAAACTAGAGATGAAGCGTTAGCAGAAGGGAAGCAAGCTACTATTCAGAGACAAGAATACAATATAGGTAGTAGTTCAGCACTGGATTCTTATCTTGATAGAGCAGATAGTGATATGAAAGAAACGTTAGATATGCCTAAGATAAGTGATTTAAATAATATTCCATCAGCAAAGGCTATGATTTATTTATATAATGACTTAATTGCTAGATGTGAAGAGAAATGGAATGATTGGGAACCAGTATTTAAAGATTTGATAGAATATGTTATAGAGGTTTCAAAGCATTGCTATTGTGGCTGCTTTAAAGAAGAATGGAAAACTTTAAAATATACTACTATATTCATGCATAACTATCCATTACCTTCTGATGAAGAGGATAAGAAGAAGCTTGCACTTGATGAAGTTGAAAAAAATGCTAGATCTATTAGAAACTACATGAAAGAGTTTAGCAATGAAGAAGATATAGAAAAAGCTCTTAGTGAGGTAATAGATGAAGTATCAAGATTAAATGAGGCTAGAATGGCAGACTCTTTTCAAAAAGCCATAAATAGTGAACTAGATGAAAGTATAGATAAGACTGGTGATGAATGATGAACTTATATCAGCAGAGAATTTTAAAAGGTAGAAAGCAATTTCTAAGACTTCTACAAGATCAGGAAAAAAAATTATTAGATATTTATGAAGAGGCCAGCAAGCAAATATCATACAAGCTATCCAAGGTTAGGGCAGGAAGTTTAACTGCTAGATATTTAAATGAATTAGATAAATCAATTAATAGATATGTATTAGAATTAAGAACTAATTTAAGTAAATCTATTAAGGAGAGTATAAAAGCAAGTTCTCAGATAGCAAGTTCTGTACAGTTAAGTTATTTAGATGCAATAGTTCCTGTGCAAGATATAAAGAGTACTTTTAATAAAATGTTTACTCAGTTGCCCTCTAATATTACTAAAGAGCTTATAAGTGGTAATTATTATTCAGATGGCAAAACATTAGATCAAAGGCTTTGGAATATAACAAATAAAAACTCTAGAGACATTGATACTCTTATAAAAATTAATGTGGCTAAAGATGTTAATGCTAGGGAATTAGCTAAAGAACTAGACAAATATATTAATCCATATAAAAGAATTGAAGCTAAAACTTTAGAAACTGGGATGAGTAAAAATGTTTCATATCAAGCACAAAGATTATCTAGAACTTGTTTAACACATGCTAACACTGAAACATATATACAAGGTTCAAAAATGAATCCTTTTAATATAGGATTAAAATGGAATTTAAGTCCTAGCCATTATGAAAGACAAGTAGCCAGACATGGTGAAGATATTTGTGATGAGTATGCAACACAAGACAATTACGATTTAGGTGCTGGAATTTATCCGGCTGATAAATATCCAATAGCACATCCTAATTGTCTTTGTTATCCTACTCAAGAAAATATATCAGTTGAAAAGGCTAGAGATGAATTGATAGCGTGGGCTAATGGAGAAAGCAATCCTAAACTAGATAAATGGCTAGAGAGCTATGGTCAAGAATATGGCATAGCAATATAGGAGGTATATATGAAAGTAATATGTGATAACTGTAAAAGAGAGTTTAATATGGCACAAGATAAACTTAAGGAAAAGTATTTGGGAGCAATGTATACAGAAGTATATTATGAATGTCCTAAGTGTAATAAAAAGCATTTAGTGTGTGTTATGAATACTAAGTGTAGGAGACTTAAAAGAAAGATTGAAATAAAAAGTTTAAGAAAATTTAAGGATACTAATGATGTGGATAAGGTTTTAGCTGATAAGGATATAGATAATATTCAGAAGGAGTTTAAAACAGAGATGGATAGAATTAATGGAAAATAAATGAAGTGCATTGAAACTATCTAAAAGTACTCATTAAGTAAATTGTTATATTTTAAATTAACAAAAATAACAAATGTATTTAAAAATGTTCATTATGCAAAAAAGAATTCTCAAAGAAAGTTTTAAGTATTGTCATATATATATACTAGAGTTAATAAAAGAAGCTGTTCTTGAAATATAAATCCAGGAACAGCTGATTAAATATTTAAGAATGATAAAAAGTGCTATAATTACACTGGTTATTGTATTAATTTTTATCTTCAGTATCTATATGATTCACAGATTCATTTATGCTGTCTAATAAATTAATAACTTGAGATTGGAATTGGTTATTTTCCTTTACTGAATTAATAGAATCTATTTTATCTGAAACTTGAATTAATAAAGCGAATATACTTATTAATAATGGAATTAAAAATTTCCAGTCTATTGTTTTTGTTGGACTTAATTTATTTACGATAACTTGTTCTTCTGCTAAAGTATCATCATTATTCTTAGTATCAGTAAAATCCTCATTATTAAAATCAGTAAGTTCTTCTTGAATATAAGTAGAAATATCATAAATTGAATTTATTATTTTATCTGAGTTATATACGGTTTTATTCATATTATCATATTTATATATATTTAATAAATTGTTATAAATGTTATTTATATTTTCAAATTTATCGATAAAAACTTTAGATAATTTATTAAAAGAGTCTGTTTGATTAGTAAGAGCTTGAGAAATTTTATTAAATTTGTTTTGTTGGTCAATAAGTGCTTGAGGAATATTCATTGAAGCTTTATTATATAAATTCATTTGAGATTGAATTTTATAAAAAGGTTCTGATATAGATGCAACTGAATTAATTGTTTGTTGTGCAATAGTTAAATTGTTATAAATAGGATTGTACATTTTATAAATTTGATTATTAATTTTATTTTGTCTTTCTATAAGTTTATCAATTTTGGACAAAAAATTCACCCCCTTTTAACAAAATTTTACCATATTCAAGGGAGGTGTACAAATTTTTTAAGTCTTAGAAATAAGGCTTTATTTTTTCGCCTTTTTAGATTAATTACAGGCGCTAAAGAATAATTAAGAAAACTCTATTCGTGGTTCAGTGGCACGTTAAAAACTGTAATTAGAGATTAAGGAGGAATTAGAATAATGGCAAAATTAAAAGATATTATAGGAGAAGAGTTATTTAAACAACTTCTAGAGGATAAACAAAAGGAATACAAAGATAAGGATTATGAAGATGTATCTAATGGTTCATATATTCCTAAATTAAGATTTGACCAAGTAAATGAACAGGCTAAAGAATATAAAAAGCAGGTTGGAGAGAGAGATGCTCAACTTAAAAACTTAAAAGAACAATATAAAGACGTTGATGGATTAAAAGAAAAAGTAGAGAAATTAGAATTAGATAATAAAACACAAAAAGAAAATTATGAAAAACAATTAAATGATATTGCTTTTAATAATGCTTTGGAAAAAGGATTAGGTGCTTTTAATATTAAGGATAAAAAGCTAATTATGGCACTTATAGATAAAGAAAAATTAAAAGTTGATGGGGATACAGTTATAGGTCTTAAAGAACAGATAGAACCTCTTAAACAATCACATGATTTCTTATTTGAAAAAGAAGTTAAAGGAACAGGTGCATTCAATACGGGCGGTAATAGTGATCTAGGATCAAATAAAACTAATTTTGCAAGTGAATTAGGAAAACAAAGAGCAGAGACCATGAAGGCAAAAAGTTTAACAGACTTTGCTAAATAAAAATAAAGGAGTGATAACAAGTGAGACAGTCAAGTCATACAATAGGAGCTAAACAAAATAAATTAAGATTAATAGCTGGAGATCATTTTATTTCATTGCCTATTAAAATAAGAAAAGGTGATGTAAAACCACTTTTAGATGAAAATGAGGTGCTTTTAGCAGGTACTTTAATTACTAAAGATGGTAAGAAAGTAACTTCAACCTCAAGTGAAACAGATGTATTTGGTGTCGTATATCAAGATATATCTTTCAAAGGTTCAATGTCACCAACAGCAAATAAAGATGATGCAACAGAAGTAGTGCCAGTATTTGTCCATGGTACTTTATATGAAAATGCAGTTAAGTTTAATTCAGATGAAGCTATTAAAAAAGTCGAAATGGCAGCATTAAACCAAATAATTTTTGGAAAGTAAGGAGGATTAGAGAATATGAATTTAAATGACTATATAAATTCTAAAAACATAGCTCTTTATATTAAGGAACTACCAGTAGAACAAACAATAGATAAAGCTTTATTCCCAAATAAAAAGGTTAGTGGAACAAAGTTAGAAATGGCTAAAGGTGCTAAGAAAAAACCAATAGCTTTAAGAATGAGTACTTTTGATGCAAACACAAAGATGAGAGCATTAAGTGCTGATTTAAATGTAAAGTCAACGGAAATACCTTTCTTTAAGGAAGGCATGGGGATTGATGAAACTACAAGGAGAGATTTACAAAATGCAATAGGAGCAAATAATGAAAACTTTGTAAATGCATTATTAGGACAAGTGTTTGAAAACTATTCTAATTTAGTGGATGGAGCAAATATAATTTCAAAGAAAATGAGATCATCAGTAATTCAAAATGGTTTATTAAACTTTACTTCAGATGATGGAGATATTGTAGTAGATTATGGAGTTCCATCAAATCATAAAGAGGTGTTAATAGGCGAGGATAAATGGACAAATCCTGACGCTGATATTATAGGAGATATTAAAACATGGCAGAAAGCTATCACAAATGACCAATATGCAAAGCCTAAAACATTATTATTAACTGAAAATACTTTTGATAGTACATTTTTAGTTAATAAAGCTATTACTAATCACATTAAGAATAGTAATTTGAATACTTCACTAATATTAAGCCAAGCAAATTATATTCAATTTGTTAAAGAAGTACTTCAATTATCAGTTGTATTTTTAGAAGATGCTACATACATTCCATCAGAAGGTGCCGATTCAGTTCCATATTATGCAGATGGTAAAGTAACACTTATGAGTGGAACAACTTTAGGAAACACAGTTTATGGTACTACACCAGAGGAGTTTGATAAACAATCAGGATCATCTAAATTGGACACTTACATGGTTGATACAGGAATTGCAGTAACAACAATGGTAAAAGAGGACCCAGTTACTGTAGATACAAAAGTAAGTGTAATGCCTATAGTAAGTTTTGATAGGGCAGATGAAGTATTCTTTGCTACAGTATATTAATTAGAGTAGTCAGTTTGGCTGCTCTTTAGTTTTATATAAAGAAGGGAGAAATTAAATTATGGCCAAAGCTAAAACAGAAAATCTAGAAGCTACAGAAAATGTTAAAGATGAAAATATGGAAGAAGAAAAAGTTTTTAAAGCAAAAGCAATGCAATGTATAAAATATGCAGGTAAGCATATTAAAGTTGATGAAGAATTTGAAGTTAAGGAATGCGATTTAGAGGAGCTAAGGAAATATGCAGAAATAGAAGAAGGTGAATAAGAATGACACCTATAGAAATATTAAAGTTCAATCTCCAAGAGCGACAGTATCCTTATTTTGAAGATGTAGAGATAAATGTACTATTAGAAACAAATGAGAATGATATAAATAAAGCAAGTTGGAAAGGGTGTTTGTTCAAAGCAAACGCTGATGATGCTGTAAACATGGGACCACTTAAGACAGAATCAAATAGAGAGTATTGGTTAGGACTTGCGGAGCAATACAAAAGTGATCATGAAAGAAGTTTATCTAATAGTGGAACTACAACAGGTTATAAAACATCAATGAGGAGAGTTGATGGCCAATGATAAATGAGGAAAGAATGAAATTGCAGGCTAAGAAAAGCATAGCTAAAAAACCAACACATATAATTCTTATGAGAAATATAAAAAAAAGTAACGGTATGAGGGGTGGCGCAGAAAAGCCCAATAAAGTAGCAAAATTAGATATATTCCTTGATGATACTAAGCATAATTTAATTTTAGATAATGTAAAAGAATCTGGAACTGTTAAAAGAACTAGAGGTATTTCAATGTTTGCAGTAACTGAAGGAATAGAAATAAAAGAGGGAGATTACTTTGAAGCTAATGGTTATAAATATATAGTAACTTATCCAGGAATGATTATTAAGGATGTCTATAATAGCGATTTGGAAGTGATTAAGAATGGCTGATGGTTGTAAACTAGAAATGCATGGATTAGATGAAGCTATGAAAAAATTAAAAGAATTTACTCCAAAGCTTAAAGCAGCTCTTGCACTAGATGCTCAAAATATAGCAATGCAGATGGAAAAATGGGCTAAAGAAAATGTAGTATGGACAGATAGAACAGCTCATGCAAGGTTATTTTTAACATCTACTGTAAAATGGACAAATACAAATACATTAATGGTTGCATTAAGCCATCAAGTAGATTATGGAGTCTACTTAGAATTATGCAATGAAGGTAAATATGCTATTTTAGAAAGAGCAATACAAGAATTTGCTCCACAATTTATTGGCGGTTGGAAGAAAATAGTCCAATCAGTAGGAGTGATTTAATGACAAGAAAAGATATATTTGATTTAATAGATCCTTTATATCCTTGTTATGCAATAGGTGAACATGAGGGAGAATGTATAGAGCCTTATGTAGTTTTAAAATTTGAAAATCAATTAGGAAGCATGAATAACAGTCAATGTGGTTGGCAGTTTGTTCATGTTTTTTTATACGCTCCTTTAGGAGATATAACTGTACTTGATGAAATGTTAGATAAGGCTCAGAAACCTTTAAATGAAAAATTAGAATTTACAGGTGATATTACACCAGAAATTATAGAAGATGAAAAGAAAGCTTATTTTAGAAGATTAAAATACAAAATACCGAAGGAGGTAATTTAATGAGTACAACAGGAGAAATTTTATATAATGTTAAAAAGGTTATTCTAACACCGCTGGATAAACTAACAGGCTTACCAGCAACTGATATGGAAAAAATAAATATAAAATGTGACAGTGAAATAGAAATAGACCCAGAGATAAGCCAAGGGCAAGAGAAACAATTAAGAGACGATGAAAGAATATTAGCTACTGCAGGTACACCAGATTTGCTGTATGGATATAAATTAAAGCTTAAGAATACAACTCTTGAATTGGCTGTAGCAGCTCTTATAGAGGGTGGGATAATTAGATATGATAAAGATGATTCTACAAAAATTATAGGATATGATACACCAATGCTTTCAGAAGGTTCTAAAATAAAACCTTTTATGGCAGAAATATATGCAGAAAATTACGAAGGAGAAGATGTAAAAAATTATGCTAAAATAACATTTAATAAATGTACAGGAAAAGCATTTAAAATGTCTCTTAAAAAAGATTTTTATGCTCCGGAATTTGAAATTAAATGTAGAGAAAATACTAAAGCTAAATTACCTATAAAGTCTATAGAATTTGTTGATTCATTACCACAAGACACAGAAGAGGGTAAAAAAGAATCCAATATTACAGATAATCAAGAACCTTAAAATCGAGAGCTATAGTAGGCTCTCTTTTTAAATTAAAATTTTAGGAGGAATTAGCATGGCAGTAACAAATATAGAGGAATTAAAAGCTAAAAAGTATATAGAAGTAGAATTACCTGGATGGGATGTAGAAGATACATTTACAGTTAAATTACAAAGAGTTAATTTATTAGATTTAGCAGCTAAAGGGAAGATACCAAATCCACTTATGGGACCTGTAATAGATTTATTCCAAGGCAAAGGACCAGGAGGAAAAGATGAAGACAGTTTAAAAACTGTTAATGAACTTGCTGAACTATTTTGCGAAACAACAATGGTTGAGCCAACATTTAAAGAAGTTCAAGAAGCTATAGGAATGACAGATGAGCAGAAAATAATAATATATAATTTTGTAGTACACGGGGTAAGAACCTTAGAACCATTTCGTAAAAAGTCAGAAGATAATAAGTCTAATGACAATGGTGAAGATGTATCATAAGACACCAAGTGAGATACTAAAAATAAATGATGAATATATAGCTTATTGTCTTGATGAAGCCATGACAGAGTTTATATATAGAATAGAGAATGGAGAAAAACCACGATTTGAAATTAAAAACAAAGATAGAAAAGATAATCCAGGATTAAAGATGCTTTTAGGGTAGGTATTCCAATATTGTAATATATATTATATAATTGATATATATTTACATATTGGAGGAGATTATATGAAAAATTCCAAATTTGATAATGTTGTTATTGTATTAGCAATTATAGCTATAATATTTACTTTAATTAAAGTAGGTTTTAATTTAGTTGGAGGTATATTTTCGGTAATTATATTAGGAATAGCTGGTGGGATTATGCAAGAAAATGATAAAAACAAAGCTAATGAATATTTGGCTCATAAATATGATGAAGAATGCAAAAAGGATAGATAATAAAAAGAATCACTTATGTGGTTCTTTTTTTATACCTCAAAATAGGAGGTGAAGAAATATAAGCATTGATTTAGGAAGTGTATATTCAAGTATAGATTTAAGATTAGATAAATTTGAAAGCTCTGTATCAAAAGCGATACAGGGCTTTTATAAATTGCAAACAGGTGCAGAAAAAGCAAGTTCTATAATGGATAAATCAGTTTATACTGCGGTTTCTAATATAGAAAAATCATATAAACTTTGGGAAAATGCTAATAAATCAAGTGGTAAAAGCTTAGAAGATAATAGTAAAAAAATTGAAGTATATAAGTCTAGCATGAAACTGTTAGATGATGAGATTAAGAAGTCTGAAAAGACTTTAGATGACATCGGTAAAAAGTGTGGTGAGAACTCTAAGGAATATGAAAATTATAAGTCTCATGTATTAGATCTAAAACTGAAGCACTCAGAATTGTCCCAAGAATTGGAAAAAGCTAGTAAAGCTACAGTTACTGTAGCTGATAAATTAAAAAATCTTGATGAAGGTTATCAAAAAACAAGTACTCAAATAAGCAACTTAGAGAAATCTTATAAACTTCTTGATTTAACTCAAGAAAAAAGCGGCAAAGGTATATTTGATAATTCTGAAAAGATGAATAAACTAAAAAAAGAAATGTCTTTACTAGATAGTGAAATAAAGAAACATGAATCTCTTTTAAAAGAAGTAGAACAGGAGTATGGTAAAGATTCTAAAGAAGTTGAAGAATATAAAGGCAAAATACTAGATTTAAAAATAGCTCATGCAGAACTTGGCTCTGAACTAAAAAAGACAGAAAAAGAAGCTACTACTTTTGCTGGTAAACTAAAAATACTAGGGAATGAATTTGAAAAGATAGATAAAAAATATGAGACATTTGATAAAGTAGGAGATACACTCCAAGGTATAGGTAATAAACTTACAACTCATGTTACTCTTCCTATTGTAGGCGCTACTACGGCGGCAACTAAGTTCGCGTTTGATTTTGAAAGCGGTGCTGCTAAAGTTAGCACTATTGCAGATACTACAAAAGTACCAATAGAGACACTTAAAAAAGGAGTAATAGACCTTTCTAATAAAACGGGAATGAGTACTAAAGAATTAAACGAATCTTTATATCAAGCTATTTCCGGCTCAGTAGATACTGCTAAAGCAGTTGATTTCTTAGATGTAGCAGTAAAAGCTGCAAAGGGTGGCTTTACAGAAACATCCACTGCAGTTGATGGGTTAACTACTGTTTTAAATTCATATGGATTAGAAGCAGATAAGGCCACAGACATTTCAAACCAGATGTTAATTACACAGAACTTGGGTAAGACAACTTTTGGTGAGCTTGCAAGTGCTGTAGGTAAAATTACACCAATAACAGCACAATTAGGAGTAACAACAAATGAATTATTCTCTAGTTTAGCTAGTACAACAGCACAAGGTCTTGCTACAAGCGAATCTGTTACTGCTTTAAAGGCTGCAATGTCTAATATAATAAAGCCTAGTAAAGAAGCCGGGGAGGCGGCAGAACAATTAGGTATAGACTTTTCTGTTTCAGCTTTACAGAGTAAGGGCTGGATGGGATTTCTGCAAGATGTAAAGAAAGGATTATCTAATGCGAGTCCTGAATTTGATAAATTGAGTAAAAGCATGAGTGATAATGCTCATAAAATGTTAGAACTAGAAAATGCGGGTAAGAAAGGTACTAAAGAATATAAAGAATTAAGCAAAGCACAAAAAAATGCAAGCAAAGATTTAGAGAGAATGGCACAGGCAGCAGATTCACCAGTAAGTGCTATGGCTACTATGTTTGGTTCAGTAGAAGGATTAAACAGTATTTTAATGTTAACTAGTGAAAACGGGATAGCAAAATATAATGCATCTATGCAAGAAATGCAAACCAATACTACTGCTTTAGAAGATGCTTATAATAAGATGGAGCAATCTACAGAAGCTAAATTTGGAAAGGCCATGAATAAAGCTAAGAATTCTCTTATGGAATTAGGTATAAAGGCACTTCCAATTGTAGAAAAAGGAATAAATTTAATATCACAATTTGCGGACCGAATGAATAAGTTAAGTCCCGCTACACAAGAATTTATAATAAAAACAGCACTTGCTAGTGCAGCATTAGGACCATTTATGAATGGAATAGGTGGTGCTGTTAAAGGCATAGGTTCTTTGCTTAAAATGGGGAAAAAGGTAGGAATATTTTTTGGATTGTTTAAGGAAGCTTCGACTGTTGCCACTGCAGTTGAAGGCGTAGGTACAGCTGCAAAAGTTGCTGGAGGTTCAGGAGGACTTGGCTTATTTGCAGGTGGACTTGGAGCAGTTGGTAGTATAGCATTACCAGTAGCGGCAGGAATTGTAGCAGTTGGAGGAGCTATATATTTAGCACATAAAAATACACAATATTTAAATGATAGCTGTATAAAAAGTGCTGAAGATATGGGAGTTATGGAAACAGCAATGGCTAGACTTAATGGACATACGGTTTATACTAATAAAGAATTAGAAAGAATGAATGTAAAACATAGAGAGTGGAGCAAAAAAGTAAGCCCAGAATCCCAAAAAGCTTTAGATAATATAGCTAACAAAATAGCCAATTACAATATGGAACTTAATGGAGCTGCTAAACTAGATAAATTAGCGGATGAGGAAACTGGAAGAAACCTTAATGCTAAACTGGATGATATATGTAACAGTGCTATTAATAAAATAAAATCTAAGCAACCTGAAATACAAAAAGTTTTAGAGGATAGCTTTAAGGCTGATGGATTAGATGCAAATGAGAAAAAAATATTGGACTCTCTTAATAAAAGTGGAAATGACCAAATAAAAAAAGTGCAAGAGTTACATGCGAGAATATTAGAGTTGCAAAAAAAAGCTAGTAAAGAAACTGGAACTGTAAGGCAAAATACATTAAAAGAAGTTGAAAAATTAACTCAACAAATTGGAAATATAGAAATGAAAAACACTGTTAAATCTAAGGAGGAACTTTTAGCAGCTCAAGCGGATTTTAATGCTCGCATGAAAAACTTAGATATGAAAGGAATATCTAAGTTGATGGAATCAAAGGCAAAAGCTAGAGATGGTGAAATAAAGAAAATAAAAGAAAATTATGATAAGCAAATAGAATATTTAAAATTGTATTCTAAAGATGCTGATAAGGAAACACAAAAGTTAATTGAGGATAAAATAAAACAATTAGAAGGTGCAAAAGAGAAAGAAATAGGTGTCGAAAATGAAAAATATAAAGGCTTTTTAAATACAGCATTAGAGCAGCAACCATTATTATTGCAAAATATAGATGTGCATAATGGTAAAATGTTAAATAAACAAAAACAACATAACCAAGAAGAATTAGTTGAATATGTAAATAAGATGGATAAAATGGATGGCATAACCAAAACAGGATATTATCGAATCAAAGACAGAGTAACTGGTCAAATGCATAATTGTTATGTAGAAGTGGATAAAACAACTGGAAAAATAGTAGGTTCTTGGGATTTAAGTACTGGTAAGATATATGGGAATCCTATTAAGGCAAGAGAAGATATAGACAAAGATTTAAAGAATGGTGTTCCATTCCAAAAAATTGAAGGTAAATATTATAATTCTAAAGATAATGTTTGGATTAATGCTTTAAAAGCACGATGTGAAAAAAATTATGGTATCTTTGATTGGATATATGAAACTTATAACGCTATTAAAAGTACTATAGGAAGTAATCCAATAGTTGTAGGTACCTCAGCTAGCAAAATAGCTAGTATAGGAGAGAAATGGACAGGAACAAGCTATTTTGAAGGTGGTTTAACTTGGGTTGATGAGGATGGATCAGAATTAATACAATTACCAGGAAAAGGGGCTAAACTAGTAGATTTACCTAAAGGGACTAAAATATTCAATAATACACAATCTAATTCTATGAAACAAAGGTTGTCTAAAAAGCAAGTGAAAAACCAGAAAGGGTATGCTGCAGGTACAGATTTTGCAGAGGCAGGAATACATGAAGTAGCTGAGGACGGTTTTGAAATAGTAGCATCTAGGCAGTATAGATTATTTAATGGTGGAGAAAAAGTATTTAATAATCGAGAATCTAAAAAGATATTAACGTCATTGTTAGGGGATAATAAGGCTAATAATAACCCTGAAAATATTGCAAAAGAAGCCATGTCGGAGGCTAAAGAAAGTGTAGCTGTTAATCCTCGAGTTGGTGTATCAGAGAGTGTAATGAAAGATAGATTAGCAAGACAGCTAAATTGGGGAGCTAATAGTAAAAAGGAATATCAGAAGTATTTGGAGTTCATAGATCAATTAAATAAAGAAGAAATTGAAAAGAGTAAGGAATATTTAAAAGAAGATTATGATAATAGATCTAAGAGCATAGAAGATAGGCTAAGGATTCTTAAGAATGAAAATTCTATAGAGTTGCAAACAGAAAAGTCAAAAATAGATTCACAGATAGCCTATTATCAAAAGTTACAAAAGAATACTAAAGATAAAAGTGCTAAGGCTAATTATGCTAATCAGATAGCTGCTTTAAGACAGTATCAGAAACAAGTTTTGAATACTACTAAAGCGAATCAGAAAGCACAAGTTGATAGCTTAGAGCGTTCAAAAAGGGCGCTTAAAGAATATTATGACGATGGTATGAAATTACTAGACAAGAGAGAAAAAGAAGTTAAAAAATCTCTTAAAGTACAAGAGAATTCATTTAATAATATATTGAATGAATTCAATGAGGCTATAAAAAGGTTAGGTATTGATACTAAAGATTTAAATCAAAATTTATTAAATCATCAAGCTATAGTTATTCTTCAAGGAGAAAAAATAAAAGAGCTTGAAAATAGATATAAAGAATTAGCGAAGACTTTTGGACATACAGCAGAGGAAACTGTAAAAGCTAAGAAATCATTAGAAGAAGCAAAAACTGAACTAATTAACATGAGCAACGCAGTGGATGATGCAAAACAAAAGATTATAGATGCTCAAAAAGAAGCAGATAAAAAAGTATCTGATAGTATTAATAATATGGTTGATAGAATTAAGTCAGCATTAAAGCAACGATACGAAGATGAACTAAAGGCACAAGAAGATCACATAAACAAAGAATTAAAGGAACTAGATAGATGGAAAGATGAATCCATAAAAAGAATAGAGAGCTTTTATGATGCTAAGATTGAAGCTATAGATAAACAACTTCTAGAAGAAGATAAAGCTGATAAGAATGCAGAAGAACTAAAAAAAATAAATCAACTCGAGACAGCATTAGAATATGAACATAATCAATTCAACAAAATTGAAATTCAAAAGGAGCTTAATAATCTTCTTAAAGAGAGAGAAAAAAGACTTCACAAAGAACAACTCCAGGAAGAAAAGGAAAAGTTACAGGAACAAAAAGAAAACGAATTAAAAAATATTAACTCTATATATGAAAGCAATAGACAAAGTTTAGAAAAACAACTTGAAGATTTTAGGAGCTTTTGTGCTAAAAAAACCAATGATGCAGCACTCCAGGCTGAAGCCGAAAGAATTATAATGGATAATAATCAAAAGGAAATTATTGAATTATTGCATTCTTATGAAGAAGCCTATCAGCAAGCGGGACAATCACTTGGAGAAAAACTTGTAGAAGGTTTCAAACCTAAGATCCAAGAAATAAAAGACATGATCGATAGCATACAGGAAAGCTTTGAAGTTGCTAGAAATTCGGCTTTAAATTCAATGGCTGCTCAATCTTCGGCAATAAATTCAATTCAACAGTATTCTAGAAATGTAACTTCAAGCACTATCGATAACAGAAAAAGTGTAGTTAACCATAATAGTTTTACTTTTAATAGCCCTAGTGCTATTGCTCCGTCAGAAATGAGAAGAAATATGGAAAGTACACTAAGAAACTTAAATTTTAGTATGTCCTAAGGAGAGATAGAAAGTGCAACAAATTATATTTAAAAATGAAAGGGGACAGAGTATAGAATTAGGCAACTCTGCCCCTTTCATTCTCATTAAAATTGAAGGTACAGGAGGATCTAAAACTACAATATTAACAAGTAAATCTCCTGGACAGGATGGTAAGACACACCATGGAACTTTTTTAGATGAGAGAATTTTACCAATAGAGGGAGCTATAGTAGGAGATACTGTAGAAGATATGTATAGAAAGAGGCAAAAGCTTTGTAGTATATTTAATCCTAAGATAAATGGTACTCTTACCTATATCAATAATGCTAGTGAGCATGTTATAAATTGTATTGTAGATAGTTCTCCAACATTTAGAGAACAAATAGATGATATGCAAGAATTTTTAATACAGTTTTATTGTCCTAATCCTTTATGGATGGATTTGATAGAAGAAAAAGAAGAAATAGCTCTTTGGGTAGGAGATTTTCATTTCCCTTTAATAATCCCAGAAGAAACAGGAATCATTATGGGACATAGAATAAGTAATTTAATAGTCAATGCTAAGAATAAAGGGGATGTAGAATGTGGAATGAGGATTGAATTTAGAGCATTAGCCACTGTAGTTAATCCTTCTTTATTTGATGTATATACCAGAAAATATATTAAAGTTAAAAGGACATTGCAAGCTGGAGATAAGTTAGTTATAAATACATCTTTTGGTAATAAAAGAGTAGAAATGATAAAAAGCAATGGAACTAAAATAAATGTATTTAATTATATAGATTTAGCAAGCGAATTTTTACAGCTAAAAGTTGGAGATAATTTATTAAGGTATGATGCAGAAAAAGGATTGGATAACTTAGAAATGGCTTTATACTATAAGCCACTTTATATAGGAGTGTAGTTTATGAATAAGGTACCAATTAGAATTATAGATAAAGATTTTAACTTACTAGGTGAAATAGATGACTATGAATCTCTTATATTTATAAGAAGATTTAGCCGAGTGGGAGAATTTGAACTTCACATAAATTTAGAAAAAAATAATGTAGATAAGCTCCAGGAGGATAAACTAATCCTTTTAGGAGCTTATTTTAATAAAGTAGGAATTATAGAGTTTATGGATAAATCTACGAGTGAAGATGGTAAAGAGCAGTTAGTTATTAAAGGAGCTACTTTAAAGGGGAAAATTAAAGACAGAACAACAGTACCACCTATAGGACAAGGATACGACAATGCAACAGGCTCACAGGAAACTATAATGAAACAATTTGTAAATAATAATGCTGTAAATCTAGCAGATAAAGATAGAATTATTCCTAATTTAGTTATTGCTAAAGATAAACAAAGAGGAAAACAAGATGCATGGCGTGCTAGATATGAAAACTTAGCTGATAAGATTACTGAAATAGCTGAATATAGTAATTTAGGTTGGGATATTACATTAGATACTGACAATAATAAATTTGTATTTGATGTAATAGAAGGAAGAAACCTTACTGCAGATCAAGAGCAACTGCCACCAGTTATATTTTCGGTTGATTTTGATAATATAAAGAATAAGCATTTTGTGAAGAGCTTACTTAATTATAAAAATGTAGCTTATGTTGGAGGAAAAGGTGAAGATGAAAAAAGATTAATACAACAAGCAGGTAATGCTAAAGGTTGGGCAAGGAAAGAAACTTTTATAGATTGTAGTCAGGCTGATGATATTACTGAACTGAAAACTATGGGAGAACATAAGCTTGATGATTTTAATATAACAGAAACATTTGAATCTAGTGTAATTTCTTTCGGTTCCTTTAATTATATGCAAGATTGGGATTTAGGAGATATAGTAACTGTAATAGATAGAAAATGGGGCATTACTTTAAATACAAGGGTAACAGAAGTTAAAGAAATTTATGAGGTAGGAGGATTTAACTTAGAATGCATTTTTGGAAATAATATTCCTACTATTATAGACAGCATAAAAAGAATATCTAAAAAGGAAGTGAGATAATGGAGAAATCAGGTTTTTTTAATGCTATGAAAGTAGGTGATACATGGGATAGGGTATATAAGGCAGAAACTTATGCGGAGTATTTTGCTAGTTTTATTGGGAATGGTGTGTTTCCTAATCCATCTACAAATTTACAGGTAATAGGAACGGATAAAATGCAGGTAATAGTTAAGCCAGGCAAGGGTTGGATTAATGGCTATAAGTATGAAAACACAGATGATTTAATTTTACCTATAGATGTTGCAGATGGTGTATTGCATAGAATAGACAAAATAGTATTGCGATATGATGTTGTTGAAAGAGAAATAAGAGCAAAGATAAAAAAAGGAGAGTTTGCTAGTGAACCTAAAGCACCGCAATTAACCAGAGATGCTGATATGTATGAATTAGGCTTAGCAGATATAAAAGTTAATGCTGGATCTATAAGTATAACGCAAGTTGATATAACAGACTTGAGATTAAACAAAGAAGTTTGTGGAATAGTACATGGTACTATAGACCAAGTGGACACAACCACTATATTTAACCAATATCTTGAATGGTATAAAAATATAACAGGGAAAACAGAACAGGACTTACAAGATATAAAGGGAAATTTAGAAACAGATTTTAATATATGGTTTAATGGAGTTAAAAATATACTAAGTGGAGATGTAGCAGGTAATTTATTAAATTTAATTAATAAAAATAAAGAATCCATAGATACAATACAAAATAATGTAGATGAAAAAATTGAAACAGTTAAGTCGGAATTGGTTGATATTACGACAGATAATAAAAGATTAACTAAAGACAAAACAATCACAGGAGCTATAAATGAACTTTTTATCTCTGCCAGTAATGGGAAAAAATTAATATCTGATGTTGTTGGAAATCCATTATTGGCTACAGATACTTTCCAACAACAGAATGATAAGATACAAAGTCTTAAGAATGCTCTTGTTAGTAATCTAAATGTCAAAGGACAAGTGAGCAGCAATGCTGAAAGCTTAAAGAGTTTAATAGATAAGGTATTAAATATCAATACAGGTAGGAAATCTGCAAGTGGTAAGCAAGATCAGAAGAATCTTATAAATGGTATAATTTTAGAGGTTAGTGACTTGGATTTCAAGCCTTCAATAATTTTTCTATATGTTAGCTGCCATACTAGTTATTATATTGCTTACTCAAACTCATCAGTGAGTTATAGATACTGTCACTCTGATCAAACTTATCCATATTACAGCACAAACTTTCCACTTTCCATTAAACCTGATGGTTTTAGGTACGAACACCTTAATACCAACTTTTGGGATATTAGTTGGCTAGCTATAGAATAGGAGGAGAGATATGCAAAGAGGAAGCTTAATAATCTATGACAATACAGGTAAAATATTTTTAAATACGGGTGATGCAGAAGGTGATGTACTTCCACACACATTACCAGATGGTTTACCCTATATAATTACAGAGTTTGGGGAGCTAAATAACAAAATTGTAAAAGGTATAGATGTAGAAACTAAGGAATTAATAACAGAAGATATTCCACACATAGAAACGCAAGAAGAAAGATTAAAAAGAGAAAAGCAAGAATTAGAAAACCAATTACTTTTGCAAGCAGACAATAATTTAGATGGAGGTATTTTATAATGGAAGTTAATATGGTAATAGTAAGAATATGTGCAGAGAGAATAACAGATAAAGGATTAAATCCAAAAACACAAAAAACTTATGTTTTAGATGATGTGACAAATACAGATTATAGAAAAGCTATTGAGGATTATATATTAGAACATACACCAGAAGTTTAAGTCACAATAGATAAAGTGCTAAGAAATGCTAAAACAGTTTTAATATTGTTTTTTCTTAAATTTACTAGTAAAATATAATAAGTTTATAGGAAGGAAGTGTATAAGTTGCAAAATTTTAAAAATTATACAAATGAGCAATTAATAGAGAAATATAGAAAGTTAATAGAACTTTGTAAAGAGAAAGAGTATAATTTAATGAACTCAGGTGGATTTAATAAAGAAGAAATTAAGAGAGAATTGGAGAACTTTAGAAATGAAAAGTTTTCTGTAGTAAATGAAATATCAAAACGAAATATAAAACACTTAGTATAAAAAGCAATTAAAAGAATAAATTATAACTTAATTTAAACGGCACAGTTAATAAAAAGATTGTGTCGCTTTTGTAAATAATTAAATGTTTTTAGGAGTTCACTAAACAGAAAAGTAAAGCAGATTAATTTTAAAAATAAAACAAAGAATGAGGAAGGTGAAGAATAATGCTTTATGAAGATAGCGTAAATTTAGATAATTACTTTTTTGAAGCTGATGGGTTGGGGAATATAAACGTTTATAAAGCTGGTACTATGGAGTATGTAGACTTGATTCATGTAAGCTATAGATATGACCGATATAAGTTTTTAGACAATTGTAAAGAATGGATACGTAAAAAAAATGAGGAGCTTTATATCTAAGTTTTTTTAAAAAATAGTTGTATCACAGTATTCTTAATAAAGCGACGCAAATTTAATTTTACGTCGCTTTTGATAAAAATTACGACACATAATTGAATATAAAGTAAGCATAAGTTAAGACTATAGATAGTCTTTTTTTATTGCTTAAAATGAGGTGAAAATGTGAAAAAAAATTTAATTAATATATCTATGATTAATTTTATATTAACACCAATATTATATCTATGTATATTAATGCCTATTTCGATATATTTTAAATTGTTAAATTTAATCCCTATAGCTATGCTTATACACACCATATTATTTTGTGGATCAATGATTAGTTTGGAAAAAAATAAATAAAATGAAGGATTTTACAATCCTTTGTCTAATAATATTTAAGGCAGAGGAGTGTGAATGAAGTGTCAGAAAATATAAAAGAAATATTTGTTAGAATTGAATATTTAGAAAAATTAATTAATAGTACGCAACAATGGGTTATTTTAACGTGGGCAATCTTAGGGGTTATTGTAGCAGTTCTATCTATAACGATAACCATTCTTGTTAAAAAATGGGTAGATAAAAAAGTGGAAGAAGGCTTAATTCCTATGAAAGAACAATTAATTAAATATATAAAAGATAATCCAGAATTTTATACTAAGATAGGAGAAGATATTATACCTGCTGAAAGATTAAAAAACGACATATGGCTTTTAGAAACAATTATTAGATTTGATGAAAGTAAGGATGTAACTTTCCCACCTAAGATAGAATTGTATTATCGAAATATAGATAAAGATTTAATAAGAATAAATGATTATTCTATAACAAGAGAATATAAAGAGTATAAATTAGGTAAAAATGATTTTATAATTAACTTTAAGAAACCACAAGATATATCAAGTGATTATAAAGAAAGAATATTACATTATAATATTATTTGGAAAAATAATTTTTATAAGTAAAGTATCTAATATAAAAAAATCTAATTAGAGCTTACACAATGTAAGTTCTTTTTTTACAAAACGATAAATAAAGCGACACAATTAAATAATTTATAAAGGCAAAGTAAGGACCATAGTAGGTCTTTTTATTTTGCCTATTTTTATTAAGAAAGCAGGTGCAGGATGAATAAAGAAGATATTTTTAACACTATAATTGCAGGAGCAGCAACATTATTTACTTATATATTTGGAGTATGGGACACACCTTTAGTTGTATTAATTAGTTTTATGGTTATAGATTATTCTACAGGTATGATATCTTCAGCCATAAACAAACAATTAAATAGTAAAGTAGGATTCAAAGGTATATTAAGAAAATGTACAATATTATTAGTTTTAATAATGGGAGTGTTATTGGATAGGCTTTTAAATGATGGAACATGGGTTTTTAGAACATTAATAGCATATTTCTATATAGCCAATGAGGGATTAAGTATAATAGAGAACATAGGAAAATGTGGAGTAGAATATCCAAAGGCAATGCAAAATGCATTAGAACAATTAAAGGAAACTAAAGAACAGGACAAATAGTCTTGTTCTTTTTTAATTAATTTTATAGGAGGTTTTTACATGAAAGGTATAGATATTAGTATGCATAATAATAATATTAATTTTGCACAAGTTAAAAATGCAGGTATCAATGTTGTTATTATTAAAGCAACCGAAGGAGTAGAATATGTAGATCTTTTTTTAAATCAGCACTATCAAGGTGCTAAGGCTCAAAATCTTAATATAGGGTTTTATCACTTTATGTCAGAAAAAACTAGTCCAAGCCAGCAAGCTGTGGACTTTTGGAACGCTATAAAAGGGAAACAGTTTAATGTAATACCTTGTTTAGATATAGAAACTAACAACATGGGAAGAAGTTCAAAAGCAATTTCAGATAGATGTATAGAGTTTTTAACAAAGTTTAAATCCTTAAGTGGATATGATTGTATGATCTACACTGGTGGTTATTTTGGTAGAAATAATTTAGATAGTAGAGTAAAGAAATACAAGGGCTGGATTGCACATTATGGTGTAAATTCTCCAATGACTACTGGATTTACAGTAGTGGGACACCAGTATACAGAAGATGGTCGTATAAATGGTGTAAACACTAGAGTGGATTTAAATAATTTTGAAAATGATATTTTTATTGGGAAAGCTACAAATGCATTAGAAACAAGAGAAATGAAAATACAAAATATGTTAGTAACTATAGGTTATCCTATAGGACCTTCTGGAGTTGATGGAATTATAGGTAATGGAACTATCACAGCTATAAAAGCCTTTCAGAAGGATTGTAACTTAACTGTAACTGGCAATGTAGATACTAAAACATGGAATAAGCTTGAACAAGAATATAATAAAAAATTAGGTATAAAGCCAAATAATAAGGAGGAATTTGATATGGATAAAGTTGTATTATATTTTGGACCTTTAGACGCTTTAAGTGCGGTATTGGTATCTCAAAAATATCAATGTCCTATGATGCTTAAAAAGGACTTTGAAGATAAAAAATTAAAAGCAAAAGAAATGATAATTATAGGTGGTAAACCTGGAACAGACAGATATGATTCTTTTAAAGATGCTGCTAAACTTTTATAAATAGTTTAAAGGTACTCTCGTTTAAGGGAGTACCTCTTTTTTATTTTTATATAAATTGTTTGTATAGCAACTAATATAGAAGTAACTATTATGAAAATAATCATAGAAAATTGATTAAAATTAAGTATACTGCTAAGAATAATAACTAAAATGAAATAATAGATATATACCATATAATTGAATATAAGTAAAAATATTAATTGTAGATTATGACATTTTTTGATATACTTGAGTTAAATAACTTGTCCATAATTTACAATTAACATATCTAGGTGGTGAATTGATGGGTAAGATTATGAAATTTTCAAATTTAAGGATGGGGGAAAAGGGTATGGCTACTATATTTGACGTGGCTAATTATTTTATATCACAATCACGGATAGAGGAGGGCAATATAGTTACGCCTTTAAAATTACAAAAATTATGTTATTATGCTCAAGCTTGGAGCTTAGTTTGGGATGATAAAGAATTATTCAAGGAAGATTTTGAAGCTTGGGCTCATGGTCCAGCTAATTATAATTTGTTTGATAAATATAGAGATTATAAATATAATATAATAGATGAAGTAGATAGTGATTATTCGGAAGATATTTTTAAAAAAGATCAAAAAGAAACATTGGAAGCAATTTGGCGTGATTATGGAATATATGAACCTAAATATTTAGAAGAATTAACTCATCAAGAAGAGCCGTGGATTGATGCTAGACAAGATTGTGCTCCTGGAGAAATATGTTCTAACATAATAACTAAACAGTCAATGAAGGAGTTTTATAGCAAATTTTTAGATGGCTAAAAAGAGAGTTCCTTCAAAAGCTATAGGCAATAAACAAGCTAAAGTGCCAGATAAAGCTACACGACTTTCTTCAGGTTCTACTGACAATATGAAACCAGTTTTTTCTTTTAAATTTTCTGATTCTAGCAGATGGAAATTATCTGACTGGAACAAAAAAGAAATAGATGATTTATTTAAATGCTTTAAAACAATAGAGAGTTTAACTTGGAATCAATTAAGAAAACATCCCGGTCTACAATATAAAGCTATAAATAATCCACCTGATATAGCTAAGTTAAATGTTTCAGAAGATGTAACTATATGCGAAATAAGAGTTTGCAAAGTAAAGAGAATCCACGGTTTTAGAAGTGATAATGTATTTTGTGTTTTATGGTTTGACAGAGAACATGAGGTATGTCCAGAGGGTAAGAATAGATTGTATGGATGATAATTTCTTTATATATTTAGGTATAACAATTTTAAAAAATAAAAATATATAAGATATTAATTTTAAAGGTACTTCTGTAATGGAAGTACCTCTTTTTTATTTTTTGTATAAATTAAAGGGAAATCATTGAAAAAAATAGAAACATTTATAAAATATTATACTTTAGGAGGATGATTAATGAATGATAAATATATAGTAGATTTAAGACATTTAGTGGATCTAAATAAAACAAAAGTATATATAGAAGTAAGCAGTTGTTTAGAATATGAATATCCAACAGAGGGGATGAACTGGTTATATCATTTATTAAGTTATGTACAAAATCATATTAATGAATTTCAATTTAAAGAGATAAAGGCAAGTGTATTTAATAATTTACTGAAAAAAATAGAAGAGAATAAAAATTATTTATATGAATTGGACAATTATATAGAATTTGCTAATGAAAATTTTAAAAAAGATAAAGGATGGACTCAAGATAATGCTACAAGTATTGGCTTGCCAAAAGCTTCATTTAAGATAACTATTGAGGAGTTAATAGAATTTTATAAAAGTTTAGAACAACTTGAAAGATACTATGATATGTTAAAAGAAAAAATAAGTATAGGATGGACGTGTAACAAATATTTTAAAAATATAGAAAATATAAAAAATATGTTAGAAAAAAGATTAGCATTTGCAATGATTAAAGTGGTTAATAGGAAATTTTGCACTTAAATATTCTTCTATACTTTGTATGTATTATAATCTTTTTTATTTACTAATAGCTAGTTATAAAATTTTAATAAGTGTGGTATGAGGTTGTTAAATATTAATAATATTTTCAGGAGGTTTAATTATGAATGAAGTAACTTTGATTTTACCAAATGATATGAGCATTTTAGAAGATAAATATTCAGAAGCATTAGCTGATGCATTAGTAGAAATGCTAACAACTGAAGAGCTTGAGTATTTAATATCAGAACTTGAAAAGAAAGCTATATAATAACAATGCAGCAAAAGTATTAAATCTAAACGAAGAAGAAGGTAGGTAAAAAATGAGCGAAGAAATGAAAAGGCTTTGGAAAATTCTTAATGAGCGTTATGGAATCCATAGCATGGAGCAATTGAATGAAGAAATGGCAAAAACAGAATTAGACATAGGAATATTTACCATGCCATTTACCACAAATAACAGTGTAGAAGATAACTAATACTAAAATAACTATTTTATAATTATAGTCACTTAAAACAATAAAATATGAATAATTAATAAACATTAAAGAAAAATAAATGATTATATTAATGTAATAGATTTTAAATTTATTTATAGGAGGTAATCATGAATAAAAAAAATATAAAAGTAAAGGTAATAATGGGGGAAAATACTCCAAATATAATAACAGAGGCGCTTCTAAAGCTATATGATAACAATGCAGCAAAAGTATTAGATCTAAATGAAGAAGAAAAACAATCTTAGACATATAGATAAAAAACTCTAGAGGGTTAACTTTTAGGGTTTTATGTTTATTATCTAAAGGAATTTTTTAACATTTATAGAATATTAAATATAACGGCTTCCCAATAGGTTAATTATAGACCTCCTTGCTTAAGCAAAAAGAACCCTAATAAATAGGGTTCTTTTTGTATGGAATTTTCTATATTGGTGTTATGTTTTGGTAGTACCACTTTTGTATTATTTCATTGAAAAATGATGTAAAATGTATGAATATTTGGGAAAAATTATAAAGGAAAAACTATATAAATGTAGAAATTATATAATAAGAATCTGTTAAGTTAAAATGATTTAACAGATAAAATAATATAAAGGGGGATGACTAAATGAAAAAAATTGTAATTGGTCTTTTAACAGCATTGATACTTGGGGTAAATGTATCTAGTGCTTATGCAGCAGAAAGTTGCCCAAGATGTGGTGCTACGGTTGGGCGAGGAGAAAATCATAAATGTTGCGATTATTTAGGTCATGATTTTAAGCCATTTCATGATTTCCATGGCAAACTAGTGTATATGGCGTGTCGCAATTGTGGTTATACCATACCATATGATAATTGATTTTAATAACGATTACTAGATAAAAGAAAAAAGATTATTTTTTTATTATTCAAAGGAATTTTTTACATTTGTAGAATACTAAATATAAGATTTTCTATAAGGTATTGACCTTCTCCAAAATACAAAAGAACCCCAATAAACGGGGTTCTTTTTGCGTGGATTTATATATATTGGTATAGTGTCTTGGGCTGTTTTTATTATATCCAGATATAATAAATTTAATCACACATAAAGTTGTTACATAATTTAAGCATTATTAGAAATTTCCTTATTTAAAAAGATCCCATTGCTGAATATGAAATGGGATCTTTTTATTAACTATTTATTTTTACAATGTTGTTTTTCTATGAGAATCATCTATTGTGTTAACTTTGTTGAACTCATTTAAAAAATCTTCATATAAGTTTTCCCTATGTCTTTGGCTTTGACCTGTTATGATTTCAACTAATTTACAATGGTCTACAGCATTTCTTATGATAGTTCCCATATCTAAATTATCATTTGGTGATTCTAAATAACTAAGTTCACCCATAATTTTTTTACGTTGATTTTCAGGATATTTTGATATAGTATTTTGATAAGCTTCTATTATAGATTTTGGAGCATCAACAGGAGGAAATCCACAAAGAGTTTTTTTGAAATCCTCATAAGAAACTCCATATAAAAAATCAGTTTGCATATAGTCATCAAATATACGTTTTTCAAAAACTGTCATTTCTTTATAATCACATTTTTTTGGCATACCCTCGTCGCCCGTATATTTTGGTACATAATCAGAAAGATATTTTTCAAATTTATTATCTTCAGATTGATCATTCTGTTCTATATTATTTTTTTTATTGTTAATATTTAAATATCGTTGAGAATTGATAATATTATCTATCATAATTCCACTCCAATCTAATCAAAATTTTGATGCTAATATAAATTTTATATGGATAAAATTATAAACTATTCTTTAATTTCATAATCGATTGAAGTTACTTTAACTTGATAATAAAAAGAGTACCATTTTATTATCAAAAGTTATTTTTATTTTTACAATATTCTATTTTCTATAAAGTTATCTACTTATTTTTAGTTGGGTGTTCTTTTAAACATAGTTATATATTCAAATATAACATAAACAACATTATATATAGCTTTATGAATAATTAGTTACACTATCTATTTATGTATAGTAAAAATATAGCTAATAGTTATATACCTAATTATCTAAATAGATATATACAAGCTAAAAAAGGAAATTTAGATCTTTTGAAGAATAATTACATATACTGGAATGGGGTGGTATTTTCTATAGTTATTAATTTATTGGAGGAATAGTTTATGGGAAAGTTAATTGATCTGGCTGGAAACAAGTATGGAAGATTAACAGTTATTGAAAAATACGGTATTGATTATAAATCTAATTTAACTAAGTGGAAGTGTTTATGTGAGTGCGGTAATGAAACTGTAGTATATGGTGTTAACTTAAGAAAAGGTAAAACAAAATCATGCGGATGTTTAAATAAGGATATAGTTAAAGCAAGAATGACTAAACATAATTTATTTGGTACAAGAATATATAAGGTATGGGCAGATATGCTACAAAGATGTAATAATCCTAAAAATCCATATTATGATAATTATGGTGGCAGAGGTATAAAAGTTTGTGATAAATGGATAGCGCCTGAGAATTTTGTTCAATGGGCTTTTTATAATGGCTATAATGAAAATTTGACTATAGATAGAATTGATGTAAATGCTAATTATTCTCCTGAAAACTGCAGATGGATTACTATTAAAAAACAGCAAAATAATAGAAGAAATAATATACTTTTTACTATTAAAAACAAAACAAAAACTTTGGCTGAGTGGTGTAAAGAATATAACATGAATTATGGTGCAGTATATTATAGAATTAAAAAAGGTTGGAATATCGAAAAAGCATTGACAACACCAACAACTTAAGAAACAATAGATTTTAAATATTTGAGGTGGAGTATGGCGGTTAAAAACAATCTTAGAATTATACGCATGAGAGAATATATGATGGATCCAGGAGAATTTTCTAAATTAATAGGAGCTGATATTAAAAATTATAATAATTGGGAAAGTAATAGGAGTAGACCTAGATTAGAAATAGCTTTAGAGGTTGCTAGAAAATTAAATAAGAAAGTAGAAGATATATGGTACTTAGACTAGTGCCATATTTTTTATTTTGAATAATACAAATAATTTTATTAAATTCCAAATAAATTGGAAACTTTTACGCCAAGGGTGCATAGGATATATTAAAAGACAACAAAGAATACAGTTTAAACATTGTATACAGTTATATTTCCTAATTGTACTAGAAGATTTAAATGTATAAATACAATGTATCCAGGAGGTGACAATGATGGCAGATAGGTTAAGAGTTGTCTTAGAATTTAGGAAAAGTGATCTAGATGAATTACAGCTATATGGCAAATTATTAAAATTTAGTAATCCAGCTGCAGTAGTTAAAGACATTTTAAAAGGCACATTACCAATAAAAATTTTATATGAGGAGGATTAAATAATGAATTTGGAAATGAGATTAAAAAAATGCTATTGTAACAACATATGGTTAATTATAAGCAAAGCGAGTGGTATAAAGTAGAACTTTTTTATAACAACCGATATTATCGATTTTTCGATGTATCTTTAAAAGAATTAGAACGGAATAGCTTAAGTTACATGAGAAAACTTAACAGAAGATTAAAAGTTAAAATGATGACGAGAGGAGAGGTTGCATGGCTGTAAAAGTACAGCTCTAAGCTTTAAAAAGAGATAAAAATAAAGCCTGTCAGAAGGCTAGACTTATCCCATATTCACTGCTTAATATTTCGCTCGGTTAATGAGCTATCACTCTTTAACACTCGCTACACATTAGCAGTGTATGCAATAATTTTTAAAAAGTTTACTAATTTTAATTAAAATCTAGATTATTTACAATATATTAATATTTATTTACAGCATATAGTTTTAAGCAATTCTAGAACAACATAAGTAGAAGAACAAAAAAATAAAAATTCCATTAATATCAGATCCCTTCATAAAATTATATCTTTATTTTTACCAATTTAATCAATATTATTCGGGAGGTTTATATGTTTTTTAATAAAAAGAAAATTTATACATTTGAAGAAGGCTTAAAAGTTATAAAGAAAACTAATGAAACTAAAATAGAGAAATTAAGTTGTACAATGGTAAAAAGACTCAATGATGAAGGTGTTTATTTAAAAGAAGGAGATAAATTATACAATACATTAGCTTTTACATTAGGCGGATTAATGTATGTAGAAAAGGTTATAGCGGTTCCTAAAACTGGAATAGCTAAATTAGATCAAGGCGGTTGGCGATTGGTAGGAATAGCGCAATCGGTTATATTCTGGGCTTCCATGATTTATGCATTTAAAGCACTGCTAGAATTAGCTGTTAAAGGTGAGGGGACATGGAAAAAAGTAGGAACAGGATTTTTAATATGTATAATGAACTATTTAATACCAGAAGGGTTCCAATTAATTAGAAGTATTTTTATGTAGGAGGTAACAAATGAGCGTACAAGAATTTTTACAAGGCAATATAACTAGTCCTTTTGATATATCTAATTTTGAAATTGTTAAAAGCATAAATGAATTTAATGCCAATACTAAAGCTTTCTTTGAATCTATATCTAATTTTATATATTATACAAAACACCCTAAGGAATTTTCAGCGGTTGTTTGGGTGAGTGTTGTTAAAAATAGTTTTTGGATATGTATGTTTATATGTCTTTTTAGTGTTATAGCTTACATTATAGGTTGGAAGAAGGGCAAGTTATGGGCAAAAGGAAGTATTATAACTTACATTATAATAATGATGTTTAATAGCGCTTTATAAGGAGAAAACTATGTTTGATTTTTTAAAAAAGGAAAAAACTTATAAAATGAGTGATTGGTTTGAAATAGTAAAACCCAAATATTCAGTATTGCATATTACACCAGATACAAGTAATCGTAATTACGATACTGAACTTATTGCTAAAACAATAGCGAATATGTATAGGATGCCATATCAGAGAATAATGAAAGAAGTGAAAAATAAAGGTTTTAAAGTTGTATATAAATTGCCTGCAAAGATTTTATTTCAAATTAATATTACTAAAGAAGATTGTACTTTTTATATGGTAGTACCTAAATTATATAAAAACTTATTTATAGAAAAGTGTACAGAAACATGGAAAAGAATAACTGTAAAAGAAGTTGATACTATACTAATGGATGAAAAAGAATTTAATAAATCTTTAAAATACCAATTGTATTATGAAAAAGAAGACGCTTTAAGTTTAAAAGTTAATAAAAAGACTAATGATCCATTGAATAACATACTGAATGTAATAGATATTATGGAAGAAGAAGATAAGATAGACGTTTTGTATAATTTTATTCCTGTTAATCAAAGTAAGTGGAAAGGTAATTACAAGGAAACTATGAAAAAAATACAAGCAGGTTTTCCAATAGATAAAGAAAAATTAGATTTTATGGTAATTCTTAAATATATAGGCATAGCCGCAATAAAGTTTATAGACTTTTTATTTGACGTATTTAATGATGTTGTTGGTGATGGAACACCTAGAACACATTCTGAAATTGCGATTACATCTATAGATAAATTAACTAATCTTTCAAATATAACAAGAAGAAAAGAAAATGCTGTAGTGCTAGATACACAGTTAGTAGTGTCCAGTGTTAGTAAAGACAAGTCAAGGCAACAAAACAATGCTTTTGCGGTATTAGAATCTTATAAAAATATTGGTCAAGACAATTCGCTACAATATAAAAAGATTAAAAACAAAATAAAAATAAATCCAACTGATTATGAATTTAAAGGAATTGATAAAAATAGAATGAGTACATTAGAATGTAATAATTTAATACAAATTGCAGGAAGGGAATTATTGCAAAGATTTAAGATTAATACGAAAATAGATGTGCTAGAACATCCTATTCCAGAAGAATTACAAAGTGGATATGTTTATTTAGGGACTTCAAACTATAAAGGAAAGAAATATGAAGCATATATGAGGGATGAATATAATTTCGGTAATTTAGCATTATTGTTATTAAGTCCACAGGGTGGAGGGAAAACAACTTTTATTGCAAATATGTGTAAAAATGCAAATGATAAAAGAGAATCTGTAATAATCTTAGATTATATTAAAAACTGTGAATTAGCTAATACAGTAAAAAGAAGTGTAAGAAAAGAAGAGGTAATAGAATTGGATTTATCTAAGAAAGAATGTTTTCAAGGGCTAGGGTTTAATGAAGTTAAATCAGAAGGTGAAGATGAATTTACAATGTTTAAAATGGCTAATATGAAAGCAGAGCAGACAATGTCTTTTATAGATGCTATAAATACTGATGGATTACCTTTAACAAGTAAAATGCGAAGGTATTTAAGCGCAGCAGCCAATCTTGTCTATATTCATGATGATACTTCTATAGGTGATGTTATAAAGTGTCTACAGGACTTTAAAAAAAGAGATTATTATATCAACCATATAAATAAATTGAGTGAAGATGGTGAAAATTACTTTTCTGATATGATAACTACATTAAAGGAATTGGATGATATTAAAGAAGAAAAAGATAAAAAGACAAAAGAAGTAATAAGCAGAGAAATAGTAGGGACAAAAGAAAGTAAGATAGATGGAATTTTAGATAGAGTAAATCTTATTCAAGAAAATATATACCTTAAATATATGTTTAATATGAGTTGTAGCAATAATATAGATTTTGTTGAAGCTATGGCTCAAGGCAAGGTAATTCTTATTAAGATGCCAGAGGATTCATTTAATAATCAAATGGTCAAAAACGTACTTGTTACTTTTTTTACTTCTAAAATAGTATTGGCTACAAAGTTAAGAGGAGCACTTCATGAAAAACCTTCTAGATGTAATGTGTTTTATGATGAATTATATCAGGCACCTACTGCAGAAAATGTTATTTGTTCAGTATTATCTCAATTAAGAAAATTTGGAACTAAGATCATTATATCAGCTCACTATATGAATCAACTTATTCCACAACTCAAGAATGAAATTAAAGCCAGTGGAGCTTCTTATATGTTGTTACAAGGAGCGGATAAAAAGAATTTTGAAGAACTTAGGGAAGAAATGAATCCTTATGAACTTGAGGATCTTTTAAACTTAAAACAATTTCATAGCTTGAATCTAATAAAATATGAAAAAGGTTATGCTAAATTTATAACTAAATTACCTAAACCATTAAATTAG